CACGATAAAACAGCTGGTGAAACGCTTAGAGCTCTACTATATTTTGAAGATGACAAAATTGGACTAACTTCTATTAAATATGATGGGTCAACATCTATAGTTTTTGGGTCATATCAAGATTCGTTTATATTTGGAACAAAATCGTTCTTTAATAAAAAACCAATATATTTAAAAGTTTCAGAAGATAGTCCTCCTAGCGAAGAAGAAATAACAAAAGTATTAAAATACGATTCTATAATAAATTTCTATAAAAACAACATAGAACGGCTGAAGACAGCATCTTGCCCGTTCCGAGATATCCCTATCTTGTTTCAGGGTGATATTATGTCTACAAGTTCTTTACGTGGCGAAGCTAACGATTATGCACCAAACGTTATAATGTATAAAAACGTACCTATTGAGTCGCTGTGCGTTCACACAACATACGTTTCTAACATAGATGGTATTGTATCACGAAGCGATTATAATGATATATTGTTAGACACTACTAATATTAATGTGTTCACGCCGCCAACAGCCTCAGTATTTCACGGCGCCACTGGCGACAGGAACAAAAGTTTTTTATATAAAGACACTATTGATTTTGTGCTTGATGTTCGTTCTCAAATAGAGGAATTGTCTAGAATCGATGAAATATACTCTAAGGCTTTTGCAGTTGAAACCCAAATTTTTGTAAATTGGTGTATTAGAAATAAACGCGCCATCGACGCGGAATCTTATAATTTTTATATGCGGGATGTCCGACCCGCTGGGTCTAGTGAAAGATATTTAAAACATGACACGCAAATTGTATGGGATATGTTTGAAGCTATTAATATATTGATAAAATTCAAATCGTATGTAATGGACAAAAACCGTGCCGTGTTTAGTAAACAAAGTCATCCGCGTCAACGAACATCCACGCGGCCATTAAAAGTTGTAAAGGGAGAATCACACGAAGGATATGTTACTAGCGTAAACGAGGGGTTGGTTAAGTTTATAGATCGTAGAGACTTTTCACATAGAAACTTTAGTAAATGGAGCAAAAACAAATGACAAGGGTTCTTAGAGCAACGTTCGGTAGGTTCCAACCATTTACTAAAGGTCATGAAACAATTGTTAGAAAAATGATTTGTGATCGGCAAGAAGACGATGATTTTCATGTTTGTTTGTCTTCAAGTTGCAGTAAAGACAACATTTTTAATCCTTTTAGTGTTGATGATAGAAAAATGTTAATTAAATCTGTTATGCATTATACACTTGATTTTAAAGATGATTATGATGTAATCGAATATACAAACATGTATGATTTTCTAAAATACTCTTGTTCACAATATGATAAACTTATAGTATACTGTGGGTCTGATAGGGCTAAAGAATATGTTAGAAAATCAAAAGAGTTTACCAATATTGAGATTGTTGTTTGCGGTAAAGAAAGAGGCGAAGATAACCACGTTTCTGGGACGGTTGCTAGAAATTCTATAACAAACAGAGATAAGGATACTTTTATGTCTTGCATGTCAGAGGGTTTACCATCACACTTTTATTCTTTCTTTTATTACTATTTTATGATTGACAACAAATGAAAAGTATTAATAATACAAACAACTTTAAAGACCCGTAGCTCAGTTGGTTAGAGCTATCCGCTCATAACGGATTGGTCGCTGGTTCAAGTCCAGTCGGGTCTACCACTTTATAAACAACAATGAAATCTATATTATGACAGACCTAATTGAACTAGAAAAGAAATACGTAGAGCTTGGTAAAGAGATTAAAGCTTTGAAAGATAAACCAGCACAGACGCCAAAGAAGAATATTGGGATTCTTTGCCTGAAAACAAATGCGATACGTGTAATGGTAGAGGCAAAACAGATTGGACTGACGCTGGGTACGGGTTAGACAGACATTATACTGAGCCTTGTACTGGGTGCGATGGTACAGGATACTCTCCTCGTACACTCGAATTAGTGGACAAATCCCCATGGTTAAAAATAGCCGATAAATTAGTTAAAGGAAAATATTAAACAAATGAAACAATATAACGACATCATGAATAAAATTATTACCGAAGGTGAATGGATTGAAAACACCCGCACAGGTAAAAAATGTAAAACAATTATTAACGCTGATATGGAATACGACTTCTGCCCATTGGTAACAACACGTAAATCATATTGGAAATCTGCTGTAGCCGAATTTGTTGGTTATATTCGCGGTTATGATAACGCTGCTCAATTTAGCGCAATAGGAACAAAAACTTGGGATGCTAATGCCAACGAGAACCAAGCATGGCTGAATAATCCGTATCGTAAAGGTAAAGATGATATGGGTAGAGTTTATGGGGTACAAGGCCGTGGATGGAGAATGTCAGAATGGTATAAGTTGAAAGACGAATATATTATACCTAGAGATGATGAAACATATACAGATATAAATGCTCGACTAGTCGAGAGATATAAACCATATGAAATAGACCAACTCAAAAAAATCTACGATAACCTAAAACAAGGTATTGACGATCGTGGTGAGATTATGAGCTTCTACAATGTAGGTGAGTTTCATATGGGTTGCCTAAGACCGTGCGTTCATACACACACGTTTTCGCTAGTCAATGGTACTCTACACCTCACAAGCTATTCTAGAAGTATGGACGTGCCCTTGGGCGGGAACTTTAATTTGGTACAATGCTATTTCTTTTTGAAACTGATGTGTCAAATTACGGGTCACAAACAAGGTAATAATTATCTAAAAGTAGTAAACGCTCACATATATGAAGACCAGTATGAAACTGCTTTGATTGAATCTGCTAGAACCCCGTTTGATTGTGTTCCAGATTTGATAATCAACCCCAGAATTAAAACACTGGAAGACGTTGAAACGATATTTACTCTTGATGATGTTTCTGTAACTAATTATAAATGTCACCCGCCCTTATCATATCCCATGAGCGCTTAGTTAAAATTAAGTTCTTAAATAAGGGAAAGATAACCAAAGGGTCGCGAAGATTATTGAATTATGAAATATCTTTAATATAAAAATAAATTAAATAACCAGTTGACACCATATAACATCTATTATATAATAATTATATTGAATGATTAAAAAAAAAAATACTTCATTGAGGAATATACATTATGCAAAACCAAATCCAAGATAAATTAGATGCCGCTTTCAAAGTTTTAAACGAAAGATTAGTTTTAGAAGATCAGCAATGGGCCACGAAGAAACTTGAAGACGCTAGAGCGTTTGTTGAAGCTGCTAGAGAAAAGAATCACCCAAGACATCAAATAGCGGGGCGCTTTTACCAGCAATGGGCGCTTGATGAGCATTTTGGCTCAAAGGGCATGACAGATTTATTGATGAACCGCTCACGTAAGGACGCTCTTTTGCGCATGCTTAAAAACACAATGGCGGGAATTGCAAAACGTGATGCAAATATAATTACAGCCCTTAATAAGTACCTAATTAATGAATTGCCAGATTTTGAACTCGTTGAAAATTCAGATGGTTATGAAGGGTGGTTTCTTGTTGGTGATTACCGTGTACACATTAAAACGATATTGGCTGGTGGATATAACATTCAACGTTTACACCACAGAACATTAGTAAAGGTAACATAAGATATGGAAGACGCACGTAAAATACTAAGCATGATCGAGGCGGTAGACCCTGATGACAAAGAAGCGTTGGACGAGATTGACCTTGCGGTGTTCAGATTTATCACTAAATCAAACGCCACCAATTTTGTGGTTGATTATGATGGGAGCTTATACTGGACAGATGACGATAGTTTTGAGGTTGATGTAGGTGGGTGTTTTTATCTTAAGGATATTCAATACACCCGTAGCCAAGACGCTTTAAAACCTATACGGCCAGATGGTTGGGAATACATGCAAACTTGGCACAAACCAGAAGGATATAGTGGAAAGTTAGTTAACAGAACTACTATGGTAACTATAGGGGAATTCGGGCAAGACGTTTGTGCAACCGAAGAACTTGCAGAACTCCACGCAATAATTCAAGCAATAGACTACGAAAGAACAACAACCAAGGAACATAATAATGGAAAAACTATTTAAACAATTACTAGAAGAAAAACTAATTGAAGAATCAACAGACGGTTGTGTAACTTTCGCTGAGATTGCTTCAGGCGCTTCAGATCAGGGTTGGTTTGTAAGACCAGAAGCTAGACAACGTATTGAAGTGTTTCTATCTATCAACGACGATAGTAAAGAGGATTCAAAATAAATGACTGAACTAATGTTTTTATGGATATTAACTGGATTTATATCATGGATGATTCTAGGGTATGTTTGGTGGTATAAAGTTAGTAAGCGGTTCCCTGATCAATCACAGTCGACGTTCTATAAAGAAATGGAACATGAAAACGTTATGTTCACAGCGTTGTTCGTGTTGTGTGTTTTATCTGGCTTCGTAATGATCGGCGCTCTACCAATTGTTATATTTTCAATGTTCTTCTTTTTAAAGGATTAAACACAAAATGATTACTACGCTATCGATTGTTTTCATCTGGATAATATCACTTCTAATTACGTATGAGGTTGCTGTTATAAGAAATCTGCGACAAGCTCCTACATCAGTGGACACTGTACCACTATTTGACATATCACCGAACTTTATTAGATTAATTTACAAGTACAGGTGTAAAAACAAAACATACTTCCACAACCTCCAAAAGATCAATATTGTATGTAAGAATAAACATAGACGACTAGAGAACTTTAAATCAATTGTGTATAACTCGGATAGCCTAACTGATGATGACGTTTTCCTGTTGTTAAACATGCCAAAATGCTTTAATGAGTATAACTATAAAATAGTAAAGAGTAGTAAATAAAAATGACAACACAACAAGAACGATGGAATCAAATGTTAGAAGAGTTTGCTGAAAACAACAAAACGCTTGAAGAGTGTGTCAAATCTTTTCTGGCGATTCTTGATATAGAGGAAGAGTCTGATAGCGGCAGAGTATTTAAACCAACATATATAAACACCGCGAGAGCACAACACTCGGCTAAATTAGAAGTGCTATTTAAAAGAATGAAAGAGTTGGTAAAAAAATAGTTTACAAACGTGTTATCCTATTATATAATACTATTAATCCTATTACAAATGATAGGATAACACGTTAAAATTGATAGGATAATATATTATGAAGAAACCGCCAACAAGAAAAAACGTTTCAATAGTTGCTCTCGTCGACGATTGCGAAGAAACTTATAGTGTACCAATTTATTATAAGACAATTACATTTCCTTCGGGAGAGATTGGAATTGAATTTGACATAGCACACAACGAACCATACGAAGGCGTTACAATAAAAATTAATAGTGTTACAACCGAAAGCATTATGGAATTGATGTTTATTGGAGATTACTTTAGAACACGAACAAAAAGACTTACACTGAACATGGCGTTTATTCCGTTCGCTAGACAAGATCGTGAAACCACCCCCAGACACCCCTTCACTCTAAAAACATTTGCAAAATTATTAAACACTATCGGGTTTGATGAAGTAGAATGTGTAACCCCGCATTCTAATGTCCCCGAAAATCTTATTAATAATTTGGTAACAATAGAGCCCAACTTGTTCCCTATGTTTACTAGACTATACGGATTTAAATATAAAGGTAATGATGTTATACTGCTGGCGCCCGATGCTGGCGCCGAAAAGCGGGTGTACCAGCAAGCATCCAAACTATCAAAATCTGGCATAAACATTAAAGATGTTGTTACGATGTCAAAACAACGCGACCCTGCTACTGGAAACATTATAGGGTATAGATCACCCGTTAATATTCCTGACAACATGCATCTACTGGTTCTTGATGATATTTGCGACGGTGGGAGAACTTTCATAGAGCTTGCTAAGGTTCTACCTACAAAAAGAAAGTCATTAACATTATACGTAACTCATGGGATTTTCTCAAAGGGTACCGATATTCTAAAAGAAGCTGGGTATGATAACGTTTCATGTTATAATGATATGCGGAAGGATAATATATTATGAAAACGCGTAAAGTCAGATACATCGAATGTTCAAATTTAGACACCGGTATTTTGGTTAAAGCATACTTTGATGTTGGTGATTTTGATGGCACCGGCACGCTATACAAATCCTTACAGGGAGATAAGTGGCTAACAACAATTGAAACAGATCACGAACTGGGTATTTTTGAAACTAAGTTTAACGTTGATAACCATTTAGCTAATATGAATAGCTGGATTGGCGATCACAAAGTTAATGGAGAAGACTAACATGGAACTAAAACCAAAATATAACATAGGTGATGTGGTGTTGTACCCTTCAGCTTCATACATACCCGTTCGTGATGGGTGTTCAGATTGTCTAGAATCTGGTAAAGCCATTTTAACATTAGGCACAAAAGAATCAATAGAAGTTAATTGCCCAACGTGTAAAGGCGTTGGGAACATACAAAGACACGACTGGAAATGTTGTATTAATACCATGGTCGTCGGTCTAATAAAATACGATTCTAGTGAAGGATTTTCTTATATGTGTAACGAAACTGGAATTGGTTCTGGAGCAGTCTATAAAGAGCACAAGTTGTTTAGTGATACGCATCTTGCTGAAACTGTTGGTAGTCAGGAAGCTTTAAACAGAATGAAGTCTATCGCTAAGCAAAACCTAACAAACAAGAAACCTTTTGATAGAATTAATGAAATGTTAGAGACTCTTGGTTATACTAGAAACCAATCTGCGAGACAGAAAGCTAAATTCATATCATGGGCAAATTCTGCCAATTTAGATGAGACACAAACCAATGTCTAGAACACCCACAAACTATTACATATCAGACACGCACTTTGCTCATCGTAATATCGTTGTCTTTACTGATAATAATGGCAATAAAATCCGTGAGTTTGAAACATATGAAGAACACGACGAAGCTATTATTAAAAACGTAAATTCAATAGTAAAACCACAAGATAGACTATACATATGCGGTGATGTTGCAATTTCTAAAAGAGGCATAGAAAACGTTGGTAGATTAAACGGCCGCAAGGTTCTAATCAAAGGTAACCACGACATTTTCAAACTAAAAGATTATACGTCATATTTCGACGACATCAGGTCATATAAGATGATCCCAAAACATGGCGTTATAGTTTCACACATTCCAATCAGATTGGAACCAAGAGACTATCATAGATGGGGTTGGAACGTGCATGGTCACACTCACCACAATGTAATAGACGATCCAAGATATATTAATATATGTCTAGAACACACCAATATGTTTCCAGTGAGCTTTGATGAGATTTTGGAAACAATTAAAGAACGTGAAGAAATCATGTTTAATATGCAAGACAATAACGAAACACTAACACACTTAACAAATTGGAAATAACACAATCATGGCCGCTAAATTACAATTTCTATGGTACGGGTACGTTGAACAACCTTCTGGAGATCTTAAAGTAAAAAGATTCTATTCGCATACTGACATTAGAGAATTACAACAGAAAACAGTTGATGAAATTTCATATGTAACGCCAATGCCATATGAGGCAACTAATAAGGATGGAGCTATTCTTATACTTAAATCTAGAATAAGACAACTAGGAGATTGATAATATGACAACATCAGAAAATAAAAACTTATGGTATGGGTACGTTTATAAACCATCTGGAGATTTACAAGTAAAACTATTTTTTGATATGTTAGACATCAAAGAAGCACAACAAATGTTAGGGTATACTGTCTCGTATGTTACACCAGCGCCATTTGGAGCCGATAGTCGTGAAGATGCTTTATCTATTCTTCGAGTAAGATTAGGGCAGCTAGTTAAAGAAAATACTTAAAATAAGTAGTTGATTTTAAACATGAATTTGATGTAAAAACACATTAAATGTGCTTCTATTGGTAATCCATCAGTAAACACAAAATAAACGAATTTAAATGAAATAAACTGTTTACATCTATTATTGATTGTTGTAATATTATTCTATAAACAATAACTACAACAAATTGAGGAATATATCATGTCTAATAACAAAATCACAGATTTCAATAAACAAAATCTTAAAATGCTTCGTGAAGAGTTAAACGCCGCTCTTAAAGCTGTCGCAGATAAATATGAAATAAATATTCATGTAGGTAATATGACGTTTCGACCAGATGAAACTAGTGTTAAGATGGTAATGTCTACAAAGTGTCAATCTGAAGCGCAGCGTCAAGAGCTTAAAAAATACGCAAAGGTCTTTGGTTTAGAAAGTATTGAAAATACAAAATATAAATTGGTAAAAATTGATTCACGCAAACCAAAGTACCCGTTTATTATTGAAAGGTCTGATACGCCTGGTAAATTATTTAAAATAAGCAAAGATCATGCTCAAGCTATCTTTGGAATATCAAAATAAAGAGATTAATAACATATATGATCAAATTAACTCACTACAAAGGGAAGCTAGGATATGTTAGCTTCCCTGAATACCAAGAAGTTATTATTGACGAAGTGGAATTGCACGACGATAATATTGATGATTATCATTTTATAGTTAAAGCACATTCTGGTGATACTATCTTAAATGCGACGTTTAAGTTTACTGTTTTAGAGTTTTACACTAAATTCCTATTAGACAATAAATAAAAAGTCTTACTTTATATACACGAAAGGTCTACAAGCTTCATTGACAACAAAACCAAACACCTCATTCTGGGGATTTCACATGATGTTGGACGTTCTAAAATGCAAAGAACATTCTGGGTATACCAACCCATATATTCTAAAACAATGGGTTCAGACTCTAGTTAAAGAAATTGATATGGTTCCACATGGTGATCCACAGATTGTTCATTTTGGTGATGGGGATTTGGCAGGCTGGACAGTAATTCAATTAATCACAACGTCTAATATCATGGCTCATTTTAATGACGTAGACGGTTCAGCGTATATAGATGTATTTTCGTGTAAACCGTTTGATTCTAACGTCGTTCTAGACCATTTCAATAAGATTTTTGAGCCAGAGTCTATCAGAACAACTTTCTTGACTAGACAAGCATAATTTTGTTGACATTAGTAATGAAATGTTGTATAATAATAACTATATAAACCTCAAGTTCGTCTTGGTATAAAACAATAAAAACCCGCCAGATTATCAAGACGAGCAAACTATAAAGAGAACTGGATTAAATTCTAGTTCTCTTTTCTTTTACTGGAAAAAACCCATTGCTGGATATTCGTATTCTTTACGTAGCTGTTCTTCTAATCTAACGATCTCAGCCTCTGCACGTTCTAGAATATCATCGCCCCTCATTTGAACACCACCGATCATAGTAACACCACGATACTTTGAAAGGTTCTTACCCCAATTGCGTTCTATTAGAGCAACAGTGTATTCTTGAAGCCATCTATTACCCCAGATGTTATCTACAGATTCCATAGAGTCTTCTGTTGGATCTAACTTTCTAAAACATTTGACAACAACTCCGCCCCACGCGTTTCTGGTGTGTTTTAAACCGCCTGCGATATACAATCTCTTTGTAATATGGTTAAAGTCGTACGTTAATTCTGGGTTAAAGAAATAGTTAAGAAGAGCAATATTGGACATTGTTATATAATAGTTTAACATGTCTGCAGCTGGATAACCGTGTTTAAATATACCTTGAATGTATGATGCAAATTCCATAGATCCGCCGGCTATACCAACAGCTGGTCTAAACACATCAACAACACCTTCTACATCATCAGGTAGCTGGATATAAGTTCTCTCAGTGTCTGTGTCAGATGTGTAAACTGGTTCTCCATTTGAATCAACTATGATCTCGCCATTAGAATCTAGCATCTGTTCTGGTGATGTAATGGTGTGTAAAAGAAATGTTAACTCTGTGGCATGGGCGTGGCGTTCGTAGAACCTATACAAAGCGTCGTCTATTCTATCGTCTATTTGCGACGTGTGTACATCTACCTTTATAACTGGTGACCCTAGTTCACGCAGACAACGGTCTTTAAATTCTTCTCTATTTTTTGGTATACTCATGTAATTATTTATACATTTTATTGTTTACATCTTTACTAAAATATTGTATTATAGTTATATTGAAATTAATAAAAATGTTGAGGGATATACAATGATAACAGAACAAATACACATCAACGAAATTAAAAACACTCGTAACATTAAAGTTGAACATAAACAATATTTTAATGACGCTTGGGAAACGTATAGAAGTTATGTTATTTCACCGGATGATCATGATTACGATAAAGACATGAAAGCTGTAAGCAACGATTCAGAAAAGGATAATGTTCAGCTTTATTTCAACGGCCACCTTGCAAAGTAATAGAATATGATAACACTTCCACCACAATTTATAGAGCATAAATACCCAGGGTACTTCTTCAATGTTATAGATAATAGATTATATTCTATAAAGATAGATGGTATATTAAAACCTCTAAGATCTTATAGTTTGTTTTTTGTTAATAATAAACCAGTTAAAATAAAACACTATCAAATATCGCATAAGGGTAAACGAAAGCATGTTACTTTAGATTCCTTAATGCTATTGAAAATGAAACACCCATCACGCCACGAAATTCCTGTTAAGAAAGAATAATAATGATCATATTAGTAGAGGGCTTGGACAGATGTTTCAAGTCTGGATCTGTTGAATACTTAAGAAGCAAAATTAAAAACCCTAAAATTCTAAATACGCATTGTGGTAAACCTCCTAAAGGTGTTAACGACTTTGGGTGGTCACTTGAATACTATAAGTTCTGGTTTAAAAACTTAGAACAAGTACATTCAAGTGGTGGCACAGTTATTTCAGATAGATCGCATCTTGGCGAATCAGTATATGCAGACTTATATAGAAATTACTCTGGTTTATATGTATATGACTTAGAGAAATTATATGTTACAACAGATTGGTATTTACTATTGCTAACTGATGATGTTTGTGATATAATAGCTAGAGATGATGGGAAATCAATCGAAAACAATGCCAGTCAAATGCAAGCAACAAAAGAAAAATTCATATCGTCATTTAATAAATCACGTATACCAAATAAGTTACATATTGATTATGCTAGAGACGACATAACACTAGAAACACTACCAAGCGTTTTAGATAGATTTTTTGAATTAGAAGAAAGAGATTAATAACGATGTATAATACAGTAAAAGATATTCGCGAAGCCTTTAAACTAAAATTGAGTCGCGAAGAATTTGTAATTGATAAGACTGGTGTTAAAACAATTGAAATCGTTGGTAGTAGTTTTATCGCAGATGAACCGACTATTTTTGGTGAAGTAAACGAAGGCTACGTTAAGCGTGAATTGGAATGGTATGAAAGTCGTTCTCTTAAAGTTGCAGATATCCCTGGAAAAACTCCTAAAATCTGGGAAGATGTTTCTTCAAAACAACATGGCGAAATTAATTCCAATTATGGATATCTTATTTGGTCACCAGAGAATCATAATCAATATCTAGAAGTTCTTGGCGAATTGTCTAGAAATAAAGATTCACGAAGAGCTATCATGATTTACACTAGACCAACAATGCATCTTGATTATTGTCGTGATGGTATGTCTGACTTTATATGTACCAACACGGTTCAATATCTAATCCGTGATAATAAACTAAATTGTGTAGTAAATATGAGAAGCAATGATTGTATTTTTGGATTTGCTAATGATTACGCATGGCAAAAGCATGTTCTTGATAAGTTAGCAGATGATCTAGATATTGCAACTGGCGAAATTCTATGGCAGACCGGTTCTTTACATGTTTATGAAAGACACTTTAACTTAGTTAAGTAATACGCATATGAAATTAGACAATATAGATACGTTAGTAGTTGACGTTGATGGGACTCTTTGTTATATTGAGCCAGATGGAAACTATTCAACAGTAAAACCAATACAAAACGTTATAGATAAAGTTAATGAATGTTTTAACTCTGGTAAATATATCATATTATTTACTGCGAGGGGTATGAGAACCTTTAAGGGTAACGTTCATGAAATTGATAAACATCATAGACCTATATTAACTAAATGGTTAATTGATAATGGTGTTAAATATCACGAATTGCACTTTGGTAAACCGTGGAATAGAAGAACGGCGTATCTAGATGATAATGCCTTAACAATAGAAATGTTTTTAGAAAATGAATAAAACTTTATACATTATACCAGCAGCTGGTCAAGCAACCAGATTAAGACCGATTTCAAACAGATCATCCAAGTGTATGGTTCCTGTTAACGGTAAACCAATAATTTCATACATCATTGATAAAATAGATCTTGATACATCAGATGTTATTATTGTGCATGGCGATAATACAGACGTTGTTTCATATTGCGAAAAGAAATACGGATATTTAAAAATATCATTTGCTAGACAAACCAAGACACAAGGACCTCTACACGCTGTTTATTGTGGTTTACAAAAAGTAAACGATCTTAATAATTACGATAAAGTTATTATTTGGCTAGGTGATACTATCGTAGATAGCGAAGATGATATTTCTGATGATCATTCTTTAGTTGTTTCAGTTAAGGATTGGCAGAGATGGTGTTTTATGGATTTCGATGGTAAACTTTATGATAAGCCTGAAAAACAACCACCAACAGATTTAGCTCTTATAGGTGTATACTGTTTTTCAGATTACAAAAGATTTAAAGAAGTCACAGATGAAATATGTGAAAGATCTTTCATGTTAAATGGTGAATACCAAATTTCTCAGTTATTAGAACGAATGGGTAACAGACCACAAGTAATTCTATCCAGCGAATGGTATGACTGTGGTGATTTACCATCATTATATGATTCATCCGCTAGAATTCTAAAGAAACGAGCGTGTAGACCAGGATCTTCTGTTTCAATTGATACGATTAGCGGAACGTTTACTAAAGCGGGGAAACGATGTGAAAATGAAGTATATTGGTATAATAATGTTCCAGATAAAGTAAAACCGTTTATACCAAATGTATATAAAACAGATGATCTATCTTATACAATGGAATTACTACCTTCTGTTACTGTTGCAGATATGTTAGTCTTTGAAGATATGCCTGAAGATTCAATAAGATACATTATCAATAGATGTTTAGATACATATAGATTAGCGTTCAACACTCATGATAAGTATAAGAATGATTCTGAAGGAATGTTCTTTACTAAAAACTTTGAACGTGTTACAAAGTATAAAAAGCTTGATATTCATCAGCAAGAGATCAATGAGTACCTTCGGTATACTCAGAAGATGCAACAAAAGTATTCTAGTAAATTAAATGGCGAAACTTCATGCGTGCATGGCGACTATCATCTTGGTAATATAATGTTCTCTCCTGAAACTGGCAGAGTTAAGATGATTGATCCTCGTGGTAACTGGGGTCTATTCCCGACTATTCATGGAAATTATTATTACGATTTCGTGAAGTTTATGCAATCTATCTATGGTGAATATATATGGCTGTACCCAACTATGGATACAAATATTAATGTTCGTGATATTTGTATGGATGAAGCTGGCAAATGGTTTGGTAAAAATAACTTTGATTTTGAAATGATTTGTGATCTTGTCCCAATTATTATGGGTTCATGTCTAGAATTTCACGACGATTCAAAAACCAGGCAAGATATGATATGGGATAAAACACTACAAATTATAAGAAACAAAAATGTATAAGAATTCGTTAATATATTCTACAAGATCTTTAACTGGTAAATTCGTTCAAAGCTTACTTCAGTGTATGAAAGTTGTTGAAACATGTTCTAACAATATAGATATATGTATGACTACTAAAGAATTTTCTACAATAGATAAAATCAGAATAGAATCATGTTTACCAGATCTAAATCCTATTCACTTATACTTTGATTATTATTTTAAAGAAGTTAATCCACATAAAGGATATTGGGAAGATATCTATAATGAAATAGATATCGAATGTTTTAAGAAATATGACGCTATCTTTATCTACGGCGGTATTCTATCTAGCGCTTCTAATATATTTCGTGGAACAAAAAGAACTATATTATTCCCAACAAACAATGATAGATTCCAGATCAACTTTGTGTCTGTTGGTATACATTTAACTCACCTCTTAGGTTGTATTAAAGCATCTAAAGAATTGGGCATACCTTTATACGAAATTGTCTACGATACACAAGAAGCTTCTATTGGTGATTTTCATTCTGATTATGTTCCAGAAAAATATCAGAAGATTCATAACTATGATATTGAAGATTATAAGATGAAACGCGTTGATATGTTACAATATTTTTATGACACTGAAGATCATATGTTTTTTGAAGGCGAAACAGATCTATCACAGAAGATATATGATTTTACGTTTGGATACACTATTATAACTAAAAACAGAGCAGAAGCTCAGGATTCATATGATAATATTTTTAGTAAATTTAAGAAGACTAATATATTTGCTCATAATAAACTAGAAAAGACATCCAATTTTGTTGACAGAGATACGTATCTTAGATATATTAAACATTCGAAATACACGTTAGTAATACCTCCGTATGATAAGAAATCTATTTCAGTGTTTAGAATCATAGAATCTATAAAGAATAATTGTATACCACTTATTCACCCAGATTGTACTATTTCTGACATTGAAAAGTCATATGATGTAAGTTTCAATGATTTAATTATTGATGATAGTTGGGAAGTATTCTCAGATAGTAAATACGCTAAAGTATTGGAATACCTTAAAGATAAATTTTTACCATTTAGAATTGGATTTGATAAAATAACATGAAACATATAGCCTTCGCAAAAATTGGTAAATCTATTAAGTTTAAGACAGCGTTCTCTCCTATTGGCGGCGATAACGAGCCAGGATCTATGTTAAGAATTCTTGCTAACAATAATCCAGATAAAACTTTCTATTTAATTGGTAAGTCAGATTTTAGGAAACTATCATATGATGATCGCATTACGTTATTTCCATATGATAATGTAGTTGATGTTCTAACTGGGTATAAAAACGAAAACCGTGATTATCTAAAGAATAAGCTTGCTTCTATGAATATAACTATTGACTATTCTATTTTCATGATTGGTCAGATCGGTACTGTTACTATTCCAAATAGAATTGAACAAATTAAGGACAGATCGCTAACTGCTTCAGTAATTGAGATGACCTTAGGATATTCTACACCAATTATTGAATGGATAAATTCTGAGAAGGTTCCATTCATTGAAATAGTTAACGATCCTAGATATACTTTAGCTCAAAGCCGGGATATAATTGAAAACCCAGTTAAGACTCTGTCTCAGTTTACAGGAACATATGAGAAGAAGACAATACGATCATACGAAGACCAGACACGAGAGAACCACACTATAAATACTAAGTACGCTGAAATGGAAAAGATCTTTCTTTATGATAGAAAATTCCCAATTAATATTGATAAAAATACTAATTTTGTAATGATTCTAAACGAAGGACACCCTTCAAGATTCCAACAAGTTAAAGAATGGATCCTAGATAATATTGAACATGCCAATATCTATGGCAAATGGGAACATCCTTTATCTTTACCTTACAATAATTTTAAAGGTACAATACAAATTGAACATGCACAAAGACTATTGACAAGTGTGAAGTATACGTTTATAATACCAATATTAAAAGGTTGGGCTACATCAAAATATATTGAAATGATTCAAGCAGGCGTTATACCATTCTTTCATCCTGACTACGCCAGCGAAGTTCCTGAAGTATTAAAAAGAATACCAGAGTTTCTAATATGTAAGAAGCCTGAAGATCTTGGTAAAAAAATTAAATTCTTAAATGATAGTGATGAACTACGTGAAAAGATTTTGGCACTACTACAAAAAGAATTTCTAACAGATGATATGTATGATGGGACTAAACTAAATGATATTGTAATGTCTTCTATTAATAGCGATTATGTACAAGTTAATAAAGGTGATTATAAGAAACTAGAAACAAACTTATTAGATGGGTTATTTAAATAATATGAAAAGTACTAAAGATATAACATGGTCTGCATTGATTCCTCTTATTGGAGGATTTCCGTTAGGTGCTGAAGCTGAGCTAAATAAACCACCCGAGCAAATAATTGGTTACGGTTTTCCGCATGATAATCAATACATACACTATCAGGAAGAAGTTCTTGGAAGGAAAATGGATAAGGTTGTTCTAAATGAAGAAGGTGTTGTTATATCAGGTAATGCTCTAAAACATGTTAATATTATTGTAGCAACACCTCCATGTTCGGCTTTGTCATCTTTAAATTGTGGTAAATGCAATTCTGTTAAAGGCGCGACCGCGGAATCTACAAAGTGGATGGATTATGCTCTACGCGAATCGTTGGGAACAATCAAATGTGATGTTTTCATGTTAGAAAATGCGCCAGCACTTGCTTCTAATAAAGGGGCTGAAATGGCGAAAAGATTATCTGAGACAGCTAATCAATATGGTTATTCGTCTGGTTATTATAAAACAAGTACAAAACACCATGGTATACCACAAAACAGACAACGAACGTTCTTTTTTGCGTGGAAATCTGATAGAGCTCCAGAACTGCCATGGGTTCGTAAACCTAGAGAAAACTTTAAGACGTTTCTAGAAAATATACCTAGCGATCTAACACAACAAGATCTTATCATAAACACGAAAGTAACATCTGAACCATATTATATATACATGAAAGATAAACTTAATCTTGATGTTAGATCGGCAATGATAGAATCAGGATTAAAGACAACGTTACAATATGTTATGAAACGCGATGATATTGAAAAGGCGTTAGCTTATTTTAACGAAACAAATAACGAACTTGGTATTAAACTAGCCAGTCATGTAATTAAAAAGAAAGCTATGGGTCTTGGTGTTTGGGATGGATCTGTTCATGTTTTTGACGATACTATGAATGCGCTGATTGGTAGAAACATGAATGATACAATTCACCCAAGTCATGATAGATCGTTGAATGTTCGTGAAGCGCTTTGTCTGATGGGCTTTCCTGAAGACTTTGAACTACAAGGTGGTCTGAAGAATACAAACATGATAGCTCAGAACGTTCCTGCTTGTACTGCAGCCGACATGGTCATGTTTGCTTGTATGTTTATTAACAGAGAACTTCAAACGTCAAATTCAAATGTTATTTTCCAGAATAATGAAAACAAAAAACATTTACCTGTTACGTTTAAAAGCGATATAATAGCGGTCGATGAATTAGCTTCTCCCATGGAAGAATTATTTACAAAATAGAAAGAAATAAAAATATGTCAGAATTTAATGAATGTGCAGATCTTCTAAAAGAAGATGATGTTTCTAAATTTAAAACTCTATATAAAACAATGTTAGATAAGGGTGTTAATCCACTTGACGAAATGTTTAAGATGCAAAACTCTCTACAAGAAGCTCTTGGTTCTAAGTTTCCTGAACGTTGTAAACCACCAAAAGCTATACAAACAAAAGGAGAACTAACAGATTTTCTAAAAGATCAAAAATCCGCTATTGATGATGAGTTTCGTGAATTGTTTGAAGCAGTTGTTGGTATGTCTAGAGATTCATCTATTCGATCTGCAAACTGGAAGAAATGGAAATCTAAATACGATGATATTAGATCAGAGAAAACAAATGAAAACTTAACAAGTAACGACGTAGCCGAACGTTCATTTGAAGCTATTGACATTTTCCATTTTGTTATTAATTTATACCTTGGCTTAGACATTGACGCTGAGATGTTATTTGTCATGTATTGTATTAAAAATAAAGAGAATTTTGATAGACAAGACAGAGGATACTAATATATGTCATATTCAGTCGGTGAAGACAACCTACTACAGAGTTCGTGCAATTATGTTGAACAAATAGACCACGACCTTAAGAAATATTCTCAGGGTAGAAATATATGCGACTATGTTGTTATACATTACACAGCGGGTGGGTCCAAAACTTCAGCCTTAAATAGTTTCAAAAATCCCAACACACAAGCGTCGTGGCACCTAACAATTGATAGAGAAGGCGGCGTGTCCCAGCTATATGATTTTAGAAAAATTGCATGGCATGCTGGAAGATCAGAATATATTCGTAGAGATTTGATGAGAATAAATGGATTAAACAAATGGGCAATTGGTATTGAATTAATTGCTTGGGGTCAACTAACAAAAAAGAACGAAGTTTACTATTCGTGGGCAGGCACAAAGGTTCCAGCTGAAGAAGTTTATATTGATTCGGCTGGCGTTCCGTTTCATACAATCACAGAAAAACAGATTAAAACATGCAGCGAAATAGTTCCAGCATTGTTTAAGAAGTATAATTGTGTAGATGTTGTTGGTCACTGTGAAATATCACCAGGTAGAAAGACAGACCCAGCTGAACAAGGGATGAAAAGAATTGTGTTTCCACTAAGAAAACAGTTGACATAGTCTTGTAGATGTTGTATTATATCTAATTGAAATTAATAAACAATAAACTTGAGGAATATATCATGGGTTATTATACAAATCACGAAGGCATTGCAACAGGATTCAAAGACCAAACAGAAGCTGAGTTTTTCGAATTTAAAGAGATTGTGTAATTTAAATGAGTATAGTAAGATGTGAACATTGCGATAGATATATTGACTTGGATTATATTGATTCATGTGATGACGACGATAACACAACATGTGCTATAAGCATATATAATGGAAGCGTTAATGAGACAAAATAAAATATTATTTCCAAGGATAGTTGATTATAGAATACTATTTGATGATAACACATTCCCAGATCTCCTTTGTGAAACTCTAGAAACTGGTAGAACATATCAGAATCCTAGTGGTAATAAATATCCATCTATAACAACTGTTCTCGGCCAATCTAAAACAGATGAAGACATGGCTGGTATTCAACGTTGGCGAGATTCTGTTGGTCATGAAGAAGCTGATAGAATCTTTAAAGAAGCTGGTAAACGCGGGACAGCTTTGCATGATCTGTGCGAGAATTTCATAAAGGATTACAACAATTTTAAAGAACCTAAAAAACTTACACGAGACTATTATTTGTTCAAACAAGTTTATCCTTATTTGGAGCATGTTAATGATGTTCTAGGTATTGAGGCTGCCATGTATTCTAATACTTTAAAGGTAGCAGGTAAGACAGACTTAATAGCATCATATAAATCAACAAGATCTATCATAGACTTTAAGACATCTAGAAAACGTAAAGACTACTGGATGATACAAGACTACTTTATTCAAATGTGCGCGTATGGTTTGATGTATGCTGATATGTTTAAAGTTCCAATTACACAAGGCGTTATTCTAATGGCCATGGATGATAATAAACAAAGTCCTGGCGACGAATTCATAGTAGATTTACGTGATTATATTAAACCTCTTCTAGAAAGAGTTAGAGTGTTCTATGCCAAATACTGAATATATTAAACAACTTAATGTTATTATACAGAATTATGAAAATAAAATTCGCGAATTAAAAACCACAATAGGATATAAAGAGTTTGAAATTGGTAAACTTAGAAAACAAGTTAGTGTGTTAAAACAAACATTAACTTGTTAACCGGGTGTAGAAAAGATAAAAACCACAACAAAAAGAAAAACAAATGACAGATATAATGGCAGACATTGAGACACTTGGTAAGAAGCCGGGCTGTATAGTATTATCAATCGGCGCAAGCACGTTTGATCCTTATGATGAATATGAATCAAACGATTTCTACGTTAATATATGTCCATACGACAGTATGAAGCTTGGATTTACTACAGACCCAGATACAATAAAATGGTGGTCTAAACAATCAAAAGAATCCAAAGAACAACTAAAAGATAATAGAAAATCTGTATATGATTCTGTTAAAGAGTTTCATACGTGGTTTAAAGACGTTAAGGGTGAAAAGCTATGGTGTCAGGGTATAAATTTTGATGAACCAATTATGAATGAGTTGTTTGTACGTATGGATATTCCTATTCCATGGAAATTTTGGAATGTTAGGGATACTAGGACTGTATATGATGTTTGTAATTTTGATGCTAGATCTGAACCACGTGGTGGAACATATCACAATGCGTTGGATGATTCCAAACATCAGATTAAATGTTTACGTAAAGCTTTAAGTTTTGAAGGAGTAGAATAGAAATGATTGTTATAAATGTATTATGGTGTTTTACCATTGTGTTGCTTGGAGCTCTAGTAGTAAGCTTGTTTGTTCCTATTATGGTTGGTGAGCCCGATCGTGCTGTTTTGTGTCGTTTTAATGAGTCTGACTGCCGTGGCTGGCACAGCACTTGAAGCGTATTTTGTTGAAATGGGTTGGAGACAAAAGAAGTAATACAAAAAAAAAATTGGTTGCACAATATATTACTAATCAATACCGTGCAACCAATTTATATATTAGTCTTCTAACATTTTACGTAACTTATTCAAATCAGCAGATAGTTTACGCATATGTCTTTTAGTTCTTTCATGTGATTTTTTTACATCTTCAGACATAGTTAATATAGCCGACGCTTGTGTTTTATTTTTCATAATTTTATCTTTCTATTAGAAGTTTAAGTTGTTGTAGTCGTTTAACATAGAAATAGCAATCATTTTCGAATTTGTTATATCTACGATCTGTTGTGAGATTGTATCTATAATACAAATACTTCCTGATGCTAGTTCCCTTTCTAATCTATACCTTTTACACATTTATCAACTCCTTTCAATTGTTGTTGTTATAATACAAACAATTGAAAAAGAAAAATGTTCTAAAAATAATTTAAAAAATATGCATTTTTATGATTTATTTTACTATAATAACTTAAAACCTAATCTAGACATCAAATTACATGTTTATTAAATAAGAATAAATATAGAATGGTTATGAACAAAGACGAATCGATACTACAACAGCTTGAACAAGCGGCAACTGCTCAAGGCATTCTTGATCATTCAAGGGAGTCTATTGACTGGTTTAGAAAGAAAGCTCTAAACGTTTCTAGATCAGCCGCAAGAGAATCGGTTCTAAAAGATCAACACAAACGTACACCGTCCAAAGCAAGAGATATGATAGGTCACATGTTTGTGTACGCCTATGATGCTAAACACAAAGACACGCTGCCATATTTTGACGCGCTCCCATTAATATTCATGATAGGCCCTACTACTAAAGGTGATTGGTGTGGAATAAATCTGCACTATATCCCGCCTCGTCTAAGAGCCGTTCTAATGGACAAACTAATGGATATAACAAACAATAAGCGATATAACAACACTACACGTATACAACTATCGTACGATCTACTTAATGCTTCTAAAGATTTGAAATTTCTTAAGGCGGGTTATAAAGCATATCTAAGTTCGCAACTTCGTTCACGCATGTCACATATACCAGCAGGAGAATGGCGGTCAGCGTGTATGTTACCAATTGCAGACTTCCAAGGTTCCACCAACTCTAAGGTATGGAAAGACTCTTTGTCTAAGTTTTAATAATAACAGCATCATCATCATCAACAATGGTTTTAAATACAATCATATCTTTGATGTCGTGTTCGCTAATGACAATGAATTTTTTACCAAGCTTTTCAGCATACAAAGTTGCGGCATCCCATTTGTTTTGGTTTTTAACATAAGTTAGAGACTCATTAAGATATCGCTTCTTTGCTTTCCAGTTATTGGTCTTAGATGGTTTTGGTGGTATACACTGTGAAGCTGGCTTATATTCTATGATATGTTCAACTATCTTGCCAGACTTAGTTTTAAACTTAGTGTCAAAGTCAACAAAATATCTGTGTGGTTTCTGATCTACGTCATATAGATATTGTACTACAGTAACCTCTGAACCCCATTCTAAACAATCTTTACACTGATCTAAGAAGGCCATTACTTGTCGCTCTTTAAGTGATCTATATATTATTTTTGTGTAGTCGCCACGATATTTAGATGGGTTTTTTGGTTTGAATTTTCCGCTGTACGCCATGTTAATATTTATAATAAATACATATATGACAACATTAATGTTCCCATCAGATTTAGGCGATGTAAACGCCAATTATCCATACACAGAGTTCCAAATCATAGAATTTAGAGAGCGAAACTTTGTAGTAGACGAAAATAGACAACTAACCAACATATCACCAAAAAGAGATATTCTTGATGTAATAGCACTTCCAATGCCAGAAGGCGTTGAAAACAACTACAACCTTGATTGGGAAATGGCTGATACACGTATGATTAAAGCCATTGAAGAAGCTATGCAAAATGATAGTATTCTAGATGCGTTTAAGAGTTCTAAAACACAAGGTAATATTGGCGCAATACTACTTGGTAGTGTATCTAAGGTGTTTGCACAGAAGACGCCAAACCCCAAAAAACAAGCGTTGTTTAATGGTCTATCACCCAGAACGTTTAGATTCGATTACTCGTTTGCTCCACAATCCCTTAAAGAAGCACAAGATCTTGAAAAAATTATAAAAACTTTTATTAAAGCATCTCTGCCTAAAACATATGGTGCCACGTTTAAAGAATCTGAAAAAAGATCAGATAATTCTGAAACTCTTCAAGAAATCCAAGGCCCTGGCGCACCAGAGATTGAAGGGTTTTACGAGACGGTAGACGATGCGCTTTCTTCGTTTTTTGGTTTTCCATCAGAATTCATGATAACATTTAAGGGAACAAAGGGATTTCCTGTTATGTCTGGTTGTGTTTGCACAGCTATCAACACAAACTATACGCCACAGTCAATACAACTGTTTGAATCCGGGCATTCTATACAAATAAACTTATCTCTTCAGTTTATGGAAACAGAACTTCTTCGTAGAACAAAACCAGGGATCTAATATAAAAACATGACGGCCTACTTTTCACAGTTTCCAAAAATTAAATACAATGGTGTTGATATAACAGACATCACAATTAGACTTAGCGTGTTTAAGAACATTAAAGAGTCTCTTGTGGCGTTTCAACATATAAACATCAAAGGCGGCGAGAGACCGGAAGATATTGCAAACAAATATTATGGCAACCCAGAGTTGTTTTGGGTAATTATGATTGTTAATGATATAGTAGACCCATACGCTGACTGGCCGATGGAAGATAATTATCTATATTCGTTGGTGTCAGAAAAGTATGGTGAACACAACGAACATGCCGTTCATCATTACGAAACAACCGAAGACTCTGATTATGGTGAAGGAGTTGTTGTAAATGCTGGAGAACCATTTTCAGTTGCAGTTTCTAATCTATCTCACGAAGCTAAGTTAAACGAAGATAAGCGCAAAATAAAGATACTACGATATAATTATCTAGATCAACTTCTAAGCGAATATAAAACCGAATTAAAAACAAAGAATTAAATATAAATGGCATTAGACACTAGTTCAGTTCTTGGAGCAACTACACCAGTTTTTGATGATGTAACTCTTTGGCTGCCAAACCACGATCTTAAAATAGATCTTGCACAGTATATTACATACATAAAAATATATGAAGATATATTTTCACCCGTTCTTACTGGTCAAATACGTATATATGATTCTGTTAACCTTCTAAACAGAATGCCGATTGTCGGGAACGAACAAATAACCATAAAAGTATACTCAAGTAATTATAATGAAACTGAAAACGATGATCTAAACTTTCTACATAGAACGTTTGACATCAACAAAATAACAAACATAGTTGATGTCAATGACTATACAAAAGAATACACGCTACACTTTGCTTCCCCAGAGCTTAGACGATCAGAATCTTTAAAACTATCTAAAGGGTTTAAAAACAAGCGTTTGTCTGAAGTTGTAGATTCTGTATTGACATCAGAATACTTTATTGGTCAAGAGCAAAACGGAACACCACAAGGTCTAGGTTTCCCATATGATACGGAGTTTGCTTTTGAATATAAACCAGTAACACCAACATATCTCCCAGACGTTGAAAAACGATATAAAAAAATAGACAAACAAGATTCTATTGAATTGTTCATAGAAAAAACTTTGTTTGATGAACCAGTAGTGTCGTTTCCATATCTCCGACCCCTTGAGGTTATTTCTTGGATATGCGATAGGTCTATTAGATCGTCAAGAGGCAGATCGTCGGGCATACACTCAGAAGCCGCAAATTTTCTGTTCTTTGAAAACAAAAGAGGTTTCCAGTTCTGTTCGATTGATACTCTTTTGGAAAATAAAGACTCAACAAACATGGCCAGATTTAAATACGGTAACGCCGTACAGAACATAACAAAAAATAGAGAAATTACTACACAAAGAATTGAAGAACTACAAGTCCAAAACTGTTATGACATCTTACAAAACATTAGGCGTGGTGTTTATGCTTCTAAATTGGTTTCGTATGATATTGCAACTGGGAACATGCGCGAATTAGATTATAACTATTTGGACTCTTTTCAATCAACAGAATCAACAGAGCGTAACGATCAAACCGAAGATTTCCCAATGATAGCTCATGATGATATAACATTATCAGAATCTTATTTGGCGTCTAGACATTTTATTGTTAATTCTCCATACCCAACAGTCGATCCGTTTACGTGTTCCCCAACAGATAGAAGAAACGATTCAAAAGCTTTAAGCGGTCAAGAGGAGTATCTTCAAAATAGGCTTTCACAAATTGGCAGACTTTCAAACTATAGGGCTGTATTTAATATACCAGCAAACTCTAAACACAAGGTTGGTGATTTAATAGAGATTGATATTAAGGATTTAATACCAAGCGAAAATGCAATGCATGCTGTAGAAGAGCCCAATAAATATTATTCAGGATACTACCTTATATCTTGTATTGAGCATTCAATTACAAAGACAGAATATAAAATGAACATAGAAGCTATTAAAGACGCTTCAAGAAATAGGTTAACAAGTTAAACATGAGCAATTTACCACTTCTCAACGCCCCAACATACTTCTTAGAAATACCAAGCACAAAGAAAAAGATCAAATACAGGCCGTTTTTGGTTAGAGAAGAAAAGATTCTTTTGATTGCTTTACAAGAAGATGATTTTGAAGTCATCCTAAATTCTATTAAGGATATTATTAAAGGGTGCACGTTTGGCGAAGTTAACGTTGAAAAACTAGCGATGGCTGATATTGAATTCATCTTCTTGAACATTAGAAAAATATCAAAAGGACCCGAAGTTGACCTAGAGTTTAAATGTTTGGCTGATGTTGGGGAAGACAAACACGAATGTGGAAACGTTGTTAGTATAACATATAATCTAGACAACATTAAAATATCAGAAGGTCATGACCCCAAAATTATAATTGAAGACACAACAAACACTGGTATAGTATTAAAGATCCCGTCAATTGATGTATCAGAAGCGTTACAAGAAGCTGTGCAAGAAGGCAACATCGATAAGTTATTTTCAACCACTTACGATTATGTAGACTACATGTTTCAAGGCGAACAGATCTTTGATAATTTCACAAAAGAAGAATTTTCAGAATGGTTAGATTTGTTATCACCAGAACAATACTTCAAGATATCAGATTTTTTCAGAAACGTGCCGAAGTTGTATGACGACATCGACGTAGAATGTTCTGCTTGTAAATCTAAACATACAATCCGGCTGGAGGGATTGCGAAGTTTTTTAGCATAAGCATGGATGGCGAAAGCTTAACGTCATACTATGCGGTAAACTCAATACTAACACTAAATTATGGTTACTCTATAAGAGATCTCGAGGATATGATACCGTGGGAACGCGACGCTTATATAACATATCTTAATAAATATATAGAAAGTAAGAACAAACAACAACAAGAGTAGGCGATAATATTATGGCTAGAGAAGATGACCAAGGAAGACCTAGCTGGTATATTCGTAGAAGAATTATCATAACTACTTTATTATTCTGCGCTTCTTGTGTTATATATATTCTATTGTTTTATCCTAAAACAGACTCTAGAGTTTTAGAAACTGTAATAGTATCGGCCTTTGCTCTCGGTGGTGGTACGATTGGATCATATGTGTTTGGTGCCGCGTGGACAGACATCAAAATAGATTCAAACAATAAAACCAATAGAAGAGAAACTGTTGTAATAAACGAACAGAATATTGACGAAAGATAACATGTTACCAAAAATATCACCAAGTTCTATAGGAAGTTCGTTATCGTCTAAAATAAAAGATGGTGGTCTTGCTATTGCACAAACTATCAACCCTGTTGGTATTGCTTCTAAAGGTTTTGATTTAGTTAAGAACGAGTTGAGTAAAGAATTAGACGATGTTGATAGTTTACTTGGTGGTTTCAAATCTATCATGAACGATCTTAAAGGCAATTTTGTTAAAGCGATATCACAACTTAAAGCTAAACAAGAACAAGGCAACGATAAGCTAGAAAAAATTAGTTCCAGTTCTGAAAAATCCGAAGATAGTATTAAAGGTGTTGGTAGTGATATAAGCAGGATGGCTGAAGACTTGGCTGTGTTGGTTAAAATAACATCAGACGTGTGGGGTGTTAATAAAGAACAACTAGATGAACAAAGAAAAATAGTTCAAATAGAAGAAGAAACGCTAAAGACTGATAGATTACGTCTCCAGAAAGAGCGTGCTAAATTGCGCGGCGAAAAGATCATTAAGAATCCTTTAGCCCCTGATATTACAAAGAAGACAGGATTTTTTGCCAACCTTCTAAGAACGCTTGGACCGATGATGATGTTGTTACGTCCATTACTTATTGCCATTACAGCACTAGGCGCATTGCTTACTGCTGGTGTGGTTGGCGGCGGCCTTGCAAGCGTGGGCGCTCTTGCAACCGGCGGAATACTGGCTGGTAAAAAACTTTTTGCAAAAAGAGCAGCCAAGAAAGCTGGTACAGAGGTTATCAAAAAAACCGCAGGTAGAAAAGCTGGGGCAATGGCGGCAAGGGCTGCTGCAAGAGTGGCTGGAGGTGCCTTGTTATATATGGGTGTAGAGGGAGCGTTTAAAGCTGCAAAAAATGTCCAAGAAGCTATTAAATCTGATAAGAAAATAGAACAAATTATAGCAAAGGGTGTAGAGGGTTTTATTGTTGGGTCGTTAAACGGCGCCATTAACATTGTTAGTCTCGTGACTGGAAAGCAGTTTAAGAAGCTAGAAGATTCGGCCGACGTTGCAAAGCTGAATTCGGCCATGGCAGAACCCCTGAAAAAATTGATGAAAGCTACTTCTCCGTTGGCTGGTGGTGAAGCGTTTAAAACATTTGAAAAAATAACATCGTCTATAAGTGAATTCAATACAAGACAAGCCGATAAGTTGTCTTCGTGGTCCAAACGTCAAATGGAAATTATAGATCAAAGAACCGGAACATATCAGGAAAATATCGGCCTAGTAGCTGATGCTTTTACATCTCCGTTTGCAGACATTTCTAAATCAGTATCAAATACCATGTCGTCCGTTAAAAATACAATAGACGAATCTTTACTATTGATGATGACAGACACTGCTAACACGTTTGCATTAAATTCCAATAGACCTGATTCTGTAGTGTTCACAAAGAAACAAGAGTCTGGGGAAATATCACCAAGTATTAATACTACATCCAACAAACTAGCTAGCTCTGTAGTGTTTAATCAGACAAAGAATAACGAATTAGAAAGCGTTGGTGGTAAAAACAATGGTTCTGGCGCTAACAGTATTATCAACCAACCAATATCAAACACCACAAACAACACCAACGTTATATCTGGTAACCTTATAACAAGAAACCCAGAATACCCAGGGCAACCGTTTGGTATAAAGTTCTAGTCATTATCATACGTTGATATTACTTCGGTGTTATATCCTAACGCATTTAAAACTTCTTCTAGTGCGCCATCAATTGTATCATAGACACTACCAAAACATCCACCAGATTGATGACTGTATATTTGTTTATCATCTTTGCACATCTTTACGTTATACGTATCACCACCACAGCCAAGATCGCAATTATTATAGCCGGTGACGATTTCTATTTTAATCTTTGGTTTTCTATTATCGCCATTGAGCTTTAAAACTTTTTCTGGAGAAGTTAATCTGTTACGTGTAGAATCTTTGTTAGGTGAAATTCTAACCATCTTTGGTGTAAAGCCAACAACCACGCCGTTTTGTAAAGAAGCTCCAGCATTACGACCGTGTGGCTCTGCACATATAACAACATCTCCAATTGCCAGTTCTTGATTGTTAAAATCTTTCATTGTTTTTCAATTCCTTCTTTGATAATTTCTATAATCTTAATTTATATCATTTAAACATAGATGTAAACGGTTATTTTAAGTTTACTGATGGATTATCAATAGATGCGATTTTAAATGATTTTTAAGCCAAATTCATGTTTAATATCAATGGCTTATTTTGGCATATTTACGTCAAAGTAAAAGAAAAGGACCGAATTTCTTCGATCCCCTTCGCATATTTTAATTTTATGTATATTATCTATCCAAGTAGTTTTTTCAACGCTTCAAGCTCGTCGTCTTCATCGTCGCCATCAGTAGAAGGCATATCAATATCAGACGTTTGATCATCATCTTCTGCGTCTATGCTACCAATAATGTCGTCAATAGATTCTTCTTCATTTTCATCAGACGAGTTGTCCTGGTGTTTATGATTTTCAACTTTATCTTTAACACGAGTTTCTTCGATTGTGTTACCAGAATGTTCATATGTTTTATCACCAGCTGCTTCGCCAATTACAGATAGAAACTTCTTTTCAAGATCTTCATATGATTTGAATTGATCTTCTGCCAAGAATTGCATGAGAGAATATTCTTGACCCCAAATTTCTTCCATTTCTGCGTCAGTTTTTGCCACGGCTGATTTATCATCAAACGATGATGCTTCATAGCTAGCACCATATTCGCCACGAGAGATACGTAGTTTGAAATTTGCGCCTTCGTCGAAACAGAATGGATTAATAGCACCATCGCCGAACTTGTCTTCAATTACTTGCTGAATCTTATCATAGATTTTAACGCCATATTCAAACAAGAACACTTTACCTTCGTTGCCTGGATTTGCTGGATCAGACACAACAAGAACGTTTGAAATATATTTAACTTTACGTTTACGCATACGTGCAAGTTCAATGTTTGCTTCGTCTTTGGTTGCCCATAAAGCGTTGTTGTGCTCAAGAACTGGACATGGTTTATTAATAGTAGACGGGCAATTCTCGATGAACCATCTATTTGTGACTTTATCTTTAAAGCCAATCTTGTATACAGTTACAAACTCTAGGTCTTCGCCTTTGGGTGGTGGAAGAAATCTAATAACAGCTTTTGCGTTACCAGCTTTATCTTGCTCTGCTCGCCAGAAGCGATCGTCTGAATAGTCTTTTTTATTAAGTTTGCCTTTTAGAGCATCTAGGTTCTTTGATTGTTTTCTCAGTTCTGAGAATGATTTTGGAATAGTCATGTTTCTTTTTACCCTTTTTAATTTTTTATCTTTTGTGCTTATCCAATTAATTGCATAGTGTATAGTTTTATTGCTGATTAATTTCTTTGATAATATCAACCAGCAATGTTTTATTTATAGAAAAATAACAGCGAATAAATGGTTTAATCTTTTCTATTTTCTGTATTGCTTCTTCCCATATCGGGTTATCCTGTAAAGTCTGCCCTAAGATCTTTAGCGTAGAACCGTTTGTTACAATATCTAAAACAGTTAACCATATTAAATGGTCGCGATTGACTTTTGCTATTTCTATAATATGCGAACAGTCTTTATACTTTATACACTGTTCACGAAACAGATAGTTAAGGGATTCTTTATACCCTATGTACTTTTTAAAGTTATCTTGATTTATATCTTTAATCCATTTCACGTTTCCGAAGATATACGACGCAGAGACGTATTCAATTGCTTTGTCTTCAGAGTGGAGATTTCTTGACATGCTATCAATGGCATACCTGCCTTTAAATTTCAACAGAGTGTTTTCGTTTACACGAGTTTTTCCAGAGTATTTAAAGAAGTCGTAGTTCCCTGGTTTAAAGTGTAAATTAATGGCTGAATATATTTCAAACAGTCTTAAAGGAGATATCATTTTTAAAATTCAATTCTATTTTCATCGCGTTCTGTTAGTAAGGAAAGTTTTTCAGCTTCGTTGCGAAGTTTACTTTTAAGCGATTCATCTACTAACGGCGCAGCATCTTCAGGTTCGATACCAGCGTTCTCCATAATTTTAATCATTGCGTCTAGATATTCACAACCACTTTCAGTAACGAGAGTTTGTACTTCTATGTGAAACTGTTCTGGTGTGTATACTAACACAATTTCTTGTAGTTCTTCTATCATATAGTTACCATTAATTCCTTATTAAATTCTTTATCGTTTTCGTTACCATATCCATGAGGATTGCAAACAACTCTTATACTGTTTTTTTCGTAGTCAAACGAAGAATGAGTGTGGCCGTGAGCCCAAAGAGATATGTTATTATTATCATCTGGAAATGTTTTTTCTAGATCGTTTACAAACGCGCCGTTTAGTTTGTTGTGTTTCCATTGTTCGTGAACACTTTCTTGGAACGGCGCATTATGAGTTATTATAATCTTTTTCTTATCAGATGTCAATAGAAAAAAGCTCTGTAATGCTTCTAGAGATGTTTTATATGTTTCTATGATCGTTGACATCAAAAGAGGGGAACAATAGTTGTATGGATAGTTAGGATCGTTATCGTGTCTTATATATTTGTAATCTGCCATATAAGCCAAGGCCATGTTTTTACACAGAGGATCATCTTGATAATCTGTCCATAGTGTGGACCCGAAGAACACAACATCTTCTATTTCAAGTGTTTCGTTTTCAAGAATATGAATGTTATCGTATTTAGAAAGAAACTGTTTTATAACGCTATATGTTGAAGCCATGTTAGAATGGTAGTGTTCGTGATTACCCATAATTGTTATTACATGTTTAAATCTTTTTGACAGTTCGTCAAACCAACCACGATAACGCTCGACTCTATGAGCTTGTAGAATATCACCAGCCAATATAAGTGTTGTGTCAGTATAGTCTTCATCTGGTTTGATGAATCTTCCTATTCCCCATTTTTCAGAATAAGTAAACTGTTCTAAGTGCCAGTCTGATGATATTAGTAATTTCATGTCTTTATTCCTGAAAAATTATTTGTGTTAGAAGACGACGAGCTTGTTTTATTGGTTTTAGGTGTTTGAATTGCAGAATGAACGCGTTGTGCTGGTCTACTATTGTTGGACAACGCCTGGTTAAGATCATAGAACTTCATTTTAGATCTATTAACACCAATTGAAAACACAGTGTCTTGGTATAGATCCGAATATCTATTTTTAAATTGTTTAATGACTGCTTGATTCATCTGTGATAGGTCATCAGACATAATAATAGCAAACAACATATCTGAAGTCATTGGTCCGCCCATAGAATCTGCTATCATATTAATGTCTGGGTCTGAATTGGAGTTTCCAGAACGATTTAGCTGAACGGCTGACCACCCGATGGCATTAGACTCTTGTAAGAATCCGCGGACTTCTTCAAACACGCTTTTAATATAACCATACGAATTTGATTTATCTTTAAACTTAGCAGATGCGCAAATACCAATATAGTCAATCATGATAATAGATGGCACGAAGTTTTGTTTTTGTTTCAATTCTTTAAGAAGATATCTAAAATGTCCTACGTGTGCAGAGCCTGTTGGATATTCCTTTACAATTATATTGCCAGTATATCTTTTCTTTAATTCTGATATCTTGTTGTCCCATTTGTCCTTTGGAATCTTTGGAACATCTTTCATTTCAATGTCCATGATATTAGCATCAATACGTTTAGATATGCCAGTCTTCTCGTTCATCTCCAAAGTTATATATAATACGTTGTGTCCTTGTTTGTAATAATCGGCGGCAAGATTGATTAGGAACATCGATTTACCACCGCCCGTGCCAGCTGAGACGACGTTCAGTGTTCCTGGTTCTATACCACCTTCTGTGATCTTATTAAAATATTCAAGAGTGAAAGGAGTTTTCTTTACTGGGTTGTTGTAGTCTCCCCAACGCTCATCAGCATCATCAATGTAGTTGTGGCCGATTCTGCTATCAAATTCAATAGCAAGGGCTTTCTGTAACAATTCTGGAATACCTGTCTTAGATATTCCAGTTGCATCGCTATCATCTTGAGAAATTTCAATTGCTTGCGATAGCGCATTTAACAAAGCATTATCTTTACAGAATGTCTCGGTAGAATCAACCATCCAATCGCTGTTATCAATAACCAACCAATCAGATTTTAATTCTTTTAAAGTCTCACCAACAGAATCAATTAACGCAAGAGGTAACCGCTTATTAGATATTTCTATTTCAAGCGACGAATACTCTGGAAATCTATTATACTTTTCAAAGTACTCAGATATCGTTACAAATAGTATCTTATCGTGTTGTTCTTGAAAATATTCTTCTTTAAGGTGAGGATAAACTTTACGTGAATACTCTTCATTAATCAGTAGATTCTTTAATATCAGATTTTCTATTTTTTGATTTTGCATCTTGTTCTTTTTCAACTTGTTCGTCTATCACGTTGTTTATAATTATTGGAACTAATTCCTTTAAATATTCGGCGTGTTTGTTTATATATTCGTCTGTAGTATCAGAAGGACACGACTCAACAACAAATTTACCAGAGATATACGACTTGTTCTTTTTCATTGTCTCTATTTCAAAACCAAACAAAGATAGAATGAACTTATCGCACGGCCCAGCCTCTAAAATTATATAGATACTATCTTTGACTGGCGGGAACCCTGTTGTAAACAGAACCTCGTTTGCCGATAGTGTTCTATATTGTATTGGTGTTGTGTCTATGGAATTAGTATTATTATTCTTCGCTGGTGATCTCACCAAACTTTTCAATAGTCGCTTTATCATGTTCTGTGCTTCTTCCGCCAATTTTGTATAATTCTTTTACTGCAAGTTTAAAATCATCGCATTGTTTTAAATCTTCAATAATAGGTCCAAGATCTTTTCTTCTGTGCAGTTTTTCAGTATTCTTTAGAACATACCAACCAGACTTCGGCATTTCAATATATCCAAGGGCTTTAGCAATTTCAAACAGTCCGTGCTCGGGATCAATACCGCCTTTGAATGTTACTCGTAGTGGTATTCTAGCTTTCTCCCACACATACCTAGACTTTTCAATATTCATAGTAAACACGAAACCGTCTAGTTCTGTTCCGGTTTTGGATTGCGCTTTTGAAATTAAAATAATAGTAGAAGCAGCATAATACGCGCCTTCACCACCAGCTAGAATCGTACGAGGATACATAGACCCGATTTCTTTATAGACATGTCCAATTGCAACCATTGGTACATCTCTTCTAGTTAGATCTGGAACAATCATACGGAACAACGCTTTTAAGGCTTTTGCTCGTGTACCCATGTCTGCCGCGGTCTTACCAATTTGAGCGTCGTCCATTTCTTTTATAGACGCAAGGTTACCATATGAATCTAATAAAATAATTACTTTATCGTCGCGCGATATTTCTTTAAGTTTTTGCATTACATCAATTTTAAATTCTTCTAGATTAGAAATTGGTATATGCAGAACCCTTTCAGTATCAACGCCCATCTCTTCTAGATATTCATTGGTTGTTCCAAATTCACAATCGTAGAACAGGCAAATAGCGTCTTTATATTTTTTCTGATATGACGCAACCATTTGTAGAGACATGTTTGTTTTAAATGTTGCCTTTGGACCTGCAAGAATCGTTAAACCCGAAGTTAGTCCGCCATCAAGTTCTCCAGATAACGCAATGTTTAATTCTGGTATACTTGTGGTAATCATGTCTTTGTTGTTTAGAAGGGAGGAAGATGAAAGAATTTCTGAATCTTTAATTGTTCCTGATTTTTTTAATTTGTTTAGAAGATCGCTTTTACTAGCCATTCTTATTGTTATCCTTTTATATATTGTATTTGGTTATTATATATCATTTGTGAGCGTAAGTCAATGGTTATTATTGGTTATAGAAGTCTAGAATGGTTTCCGAGTATGTTTTGGCATCTAGACATGTTGGAACAATACCAAAATCCTTAAAGCGGCTAGAGGTGCTTAACATGTCATTTATTTTTCCTTTTCTTTTTTCAAGGCGTTCCGGTGTTTGTTTAAAGTTTGATCCTTTTGGCTTTTCGTGTTTATACATTCCGGTGATAAGAGTAAAAACAAAATTAGGGCCAACAGATATTTTATTGTTTGATATATCGTAATACCAGTCATTAAAAGAAACATCAAAACTTCTATCAATATAATCTATAACATATTTTCTAGTTAATTTCTCTGAAAGCCTCTGATAACTTAGCGATGGAGATAATACGAGGTCAGCAACAATAGATGTTTTAGTAAACAAAGGTCTGTTAATGTGTTCTATGGTTCTATCATAGACAGATATACCATACCCGCAATTAACAGTTTTGTGAGTGCTATCAAGATATAAAAGAAGATCTTTGTTTACTTTATGTCCTAAGAATATATCTATGTCTGTATTTAATGGTTCAAGTTCTTGGTTTGTAGATACTCTTCTAGGATTATCAGACAAACACCATCTCATCAACGATGACCCAATAACAAACCCTCTATTATGATTAGACTTTAGGTTCTGTCTGATCTGCGATGATATAGACGTAGACAAGTGAGCTTTAAACTCGCGTATATTAAAATCAGTTAAATAATTCTCCAAGATCGTTTGAGTATTCGGCTTTCCATCCAACTGCATTGCAAATTCCTTTTACTGGGTCTAAAAATGTTTTATCAAATTGTACATCGTAATCCACATATTTTTCAATCTCAAACTCTTTTGGTAGTTTATCTCTATACGAAAGTACATGAGAAAACATAGGGTTTTGTGGTTTTAAATATGTAAACAAAATCTTATCAGAGTTCTTAATAGTATCATATGTATTATCTAAATTCATATCTTTTAGTTTATTGTTATATGTTATAGAACCATTAACATGGATTGGTGTTCCAGACTTAGAAGTTCTACCATCTGTGTCAAGCCACTTATCAACATCAGACACAGACCTTGGTGTACTAATTTCTTCAACTTCTAGCTTCATAAACTTGGTCTTAAACTCTGAAACAAAATCTTGAAGACCTTGTTCGTTTTTTGCTAGAACGATACTTATAATATTCTCCAGGGCAGGTTTAACCGAGTCGGGCGTTGACGACCTAACAGTTTCCAAACCAGTGACTTTAAGCTCATCTGTTCTAAACCCTTCTTTATCAAGAACGCGCATTGCGTATCGTTTCTTTCCAGTCCAGAACGCAGTTGATGCTATGTTTTCACGGTTCATCTTAAGAACGTTTTGTTTATGGTTTAGATTTTCGTAAATTCCATCAAGGCATTCTGCTATAGCTGGTTTTAGTTTCTCTTCGCCAAAACGGTCAACAAAATTCAATTTCGTTTCGTCAGACGCATTTTCTCCACACACCTTATTCACAAGATCATTGAGTTCAATATAATTAGAATCTGTATCAACTGCAATAATATAATCTTTGCTAGTTGTTTTTAATATTCCGTTTAGATATTCGTTGATGTGGTTGGCTATAGATCTAATGACAAATTGGCCTGTTAGCGTAATAGCTTCGGCATTATAGACATCATAAAACTGGAAGTTTTTGTTTGCAAGAGCACCATATAAACTATTCAGCACAATCTTAATAGCCCACTGGATTGTGTCTAGTCTTCTAATAGTATTACACAATTCTTCACAACTTTCTTTTTCGTTTTTAACTTTAGCAATTTTAAGTTGTGCTCTATAGTCTAATCGCATGTTAAATAGCTGTTCGGTTAATTTTGATATGAACGACTGGTTGTCTCTCGTATAACAAACACCATTAACACCAAGTGAATAGTCAAGAGCTTTCATCTGTTCTTTAAATTTTGTTTTATCTTCTAATAAAGTAGAAACGTTGCAATTTTCTATTTTATCAATATCTACTTTTGTTTCTATTCCTACATTCATCTGCCTAATTAAACTAGGATATAGTGATTGCAAGTCAAACGATATTACCCAGTCGGAAAACCCATTCTTAGTATCTTTAACATAACCGCCTTCATATTCAACGTCGTCTGTTCTACCCATTCGTTTCATAGGAGCATGAATGTTATTTGATGATAGATAATGATAGATCAGAGTTTCCCAATACTTAACAGTTCCAAGAGCTTCTTCGAATTGTGGTGCTTTCGCAAAATATGCAACAGTTAATAGAAGGTCTAAGAAGTTCAATTCCTCGTCTAGCTCTAACACTCTTAAAGTATCAATAATATTATACTCTACATACGTTTGGAAATCGTTTCTAAGAAGATCGGATAATGTACCTTCATATTCTAGTTTACCTTTACCAAGATGAACCTTTGAAATATAATCTAAGGCATAAGTTGGTCTTTTTGTCATCGAATACTTTTGGTATAAATCTTTATAATCAATACATGATATACCATAGATATCATATGTGGTTTCTTCTTTTAAGCCACTCCATGTTTTAACCTTCTTCTTTCTCTCTTGAACAATTTTCCATGGGCTTAACATTTTAGCAAACGAATCACCAAACAATAGCTTTAATCTAGCGTATAGATACGGCACGTCAAAAAAGTTTGAATACCAACCTGTAAGAATGTCGCATGTATTACAAGAGAAATATGTAACAAATGACCTCAGCATATCGCGTTCATTTTTATATACGTGATAGAATACTTCGTAATTCTTTAGATCTTCTGGTTTAATGTGTTTTAACTTTTCAGAGGAGAATGCTCCATATTCTTTATTAACCCACACGTCTATTCTATTAGACCATTTTTGAATATATGTTAAACATGTAAACTCTTCTGTTGGGTTCTCTGGTTTTGGGAACATATTTAACGAGGATACTTCAATATCAATGGCTGCTATTCTAATAATACTAATATCATGAATTACATCGCGTTTATCATATAAAGATTTTATTAGCTGATTACAATATCTATCAGATCCATGCATATTTGAGTTTGATGAAGCTCCCATTGATTTCATGAAATCTTTTGCATCTCTAACAGAATCTTTGTTTACTTTTCTTAGATTTGTGCCGTGTATTGTTTTGTGTTTAGAATCTTCTTCGCACGGAACGAAAAATTCTGGTTTGAAATCTGTCTTTTCTACTATTCTTTTACCTTCGTTGTCGTAACCAACGTAAAGGATGTTGTTGCCCCATTGCCGTACGTTCGTGTAAAACGATTTATTATTTTTCATATAGATTAATATCCTGCTTGTTGAATTTGTTTATTTAGGAAGAGTTCCGCGCATATAAACAGTTTATTAGTATAACAACTTCTAAGTGTGTTGTCAACTATTATTTTATAATACTTTCTTCTTCTAGTGTAGAGACTGATCGCCCTTTAAGAAGTCTGTTTGTTCTGATAAAATTTCTAGTTGTTCAAGCCACTGGTTTGATAGCGATACTATGTCAGAATCAAGTTGATATCTTGTGAGAGTTTCTGAAAGAATATACTCGGCGATGTCTATCAAGTCGTTATATAGATCACATGTTTTAACCACCCTTGCTAGATCGTTTGCAGAAAACATATGTAGTTTATCTGTAATGGTTTTTAGTTCAAATTCGTGTTCTTCAACCGTCTTAAACGACGGCGCTCTGTTATTAGACATGTGTATAGTGTATCTTTCAATTAATTATTATTAGGGCCCATAGAATATTTCTGAACGAGGTTCCATTTTAATTTGTCTTTAAATGGAATAACTCTAGTGTTAGATAAACAATAACCCTGTTCTTTGACTGTGTCAACATTAATTATCTTTAACATTCCCCAATCTTCTAATAATTTAGCAACTGCATTGCGTCTTTGAACGTCTTCAATTGTTATGGAATCTGGTCTTCCATCTAATTTAAACATTTCTTTAAAGTGCATAATAGAATACAGACTTTCATCTTCTGAAGATCTCTTGTGTAATATATGACATGATTGATATAGAGCACCCTTTGCGTTAGACGATACACCAATTCTAGTTAATGTCTCTTTTATCTTTAAGAAATTGTCTTCTCCTATTAACTCAATATTAACGCCAAGATTCATAAAAGTATGATACTTATCGTTATAGTTAATGTCTGGTTCGTCATCGTTATTCATAATATATATTACCTTTTCATGTTTCTTTATATATGTTGTTTATTTCTTTAATCTCGTCTTCTTGTAATAGTTTATAATATTGTTTAGCTATTCTTGATGAGCATTTATAGTATTTACATATATTTTCTATTGTTTTTTTATCAAAACTATCTTTCTCAAATTTACCAGAGAACCTTCTTGCTTTTGGTAGACCATGATAATAAAATAAGTATTGCCATTGGTTCGGCATGTCTGGTCTACGATTTAGCATATCCGCAAAAAATATGGAATCTTGACACTTTCCAAAGAACGAATTTACTACATACGGACTATAATATTTTTCGTTATTAATATCGGTGTCCATGATATTCTCAGACTTATCGTTTAAAGTTCTTATAACGTCTTTGAATAAATCCATAATATTTACTATCCTTTAAACATACATTGGCCGATAATACGAACAATCATTGCAAGATCATTAAGCGCTCTATCGGCTGCAATAGCAACACCACGCTGAGCATCATCGAGTATTAGTATTGCTTCACAAATAGATTCTGTTGTTAATTTTACTTCAAGCTCATTAAACAACTCTCTATAAAATTGCGCTGGATCTGTTGATTCATTATCAGCAACCCATTGTTTAATCTTGCCAAGATCTTTATCTTTAATATAATTAACAAGTTCCGACACCGAAAACTTGTCCATTGCTGTGAGCATTCCAGCATCAATTTTTCCAGTTCTTGAATATGATTGTAGTTCGTTAAGCAACCTACGGAAATCTGGGAAATATTTTTTAATAACTTCAGCTACAACCGCAATATCATAATCAACATTTTCTTCTTTTAGAATGTACAAGACGCGTTTAGTTGTAGCAACCATCAGATCTTGCTTTTCATTCTTATTGAATCCAAAGTCCAGAGTAACACACCTTGAATGGATTGGCTTGATAAGATTGGCTTTGAAGTTAGCAGTAAGAAAGAATTTTACAAAGTGGAACTCTTCCATTGCAGCACGTAATGCTGGTTGGGCTGTTGACCCAAGACCGTCAGCTTCGTCCAGAATGATTGCTTTTTCCTTACCAGATAGAGATCCAGTAGATGCAAATTCTTTAACCTTTGTTCTAATAGTATCAATGTTTCTTTCATCTGACGCATTGATAAAAATATAGTCAAGATCTAATTCGTTGCATAGAGCACGAGCAAGAGTAGTTTTACCATTGCCGGCAGACCCAACAATTAGAAGATGTTCGCAGTTTCCTGAAGATACAATGGCATCGACCGTTTTCTTAATGTGCTTTGGAAACACACAGTCCTTAACTAATTTTGGTCTATATTTTTCCACCCAAAGAGATGGTATAATTTTTGACTGTTGTGAATTACTATTCATGGTAAAAACTACTCTTTCTCGTTACTTCTTAGGATAGTGTGGCCGCAATGATATATGTTAGGCTTGTGTCAACGGCGTGGTCCAAAACCAAGAACTTACGGTTCTGAGCAATTGAAACAACATAATCACCACTTACCATTTTCAGTGTGTCTGTAGCAATAGCAATATCAAGTTCTGTTGGAGATGTCAACTCTTCAAGAACATATTCATACGTGTTGGAGTCTGGGTTTCCAGCATTGTGTGTTACCATCACAACTTCGTTTTTAGAATTTGTTTTAAACTTAAGATCTTTAAGTTCCATTGCACGAGCCATTGATAGAACATTTTCTACAGCTGCTTGTGGTAGAGCAAACGTTACTTCAGTTTCTGGTCGTTTCAATATAGATGGTGGATGAAACACTGTGATGGGATTAGCATACACAATTTTAACTTTGTTCTTACCATCAGAAACAATCATGTAAGTTTCTTTAAAGACAATGTCATAATTATCGCCCATAGACTTGATGACAGATAGTAACGTTGCAATTTTACCAAGAGCAACAGGGTATTCAAAAACATCGTCTACTTTAACTTCGCTGTAGATTTTGTTTGTCTGTGCAATGGTTTTTAGTTGTGTAAACCCTTGATCACTTTTTGTAATAACAATTCCAGGGTTAATGTCTGTGAAATTGTCTAGCATCTTTAATGTATATTCTGATAGTTTCATTTTAGTTTCTTTCTTTCTTTCTTTCTTATTATAATAGTGGCAGTAGTAATTTTAGACAATTGCCGAAGTATACGCAAATTCGTCGTCAGATCTATACGTTTTTGCTTGTCTAACTTCAACCTTTGCTCCGTTTAGTGCTTCGTATATATCATACAACGATTCACCAATTGGAGATCTGTTGCAAGCAAGTTGAATTGGTTCCAATTCGTTACCAAGAATAGCAAACCCTTGTATGATATTGATTAGTGTTCTTGTGGAAATGGTAGCCCCATGTTCTGAAAAATTATCATCATCACGAACGTGGCCTGCCCATTTTAACAATTTAATAATGTACATTTGGCCAGCTTTAATCTTTTCGTCTTTGTTTTTATCGTTTGCAATGTTTTTAAAATCATCACAATAGTTAATGTAATAATTTGAAAGGATGAACTTTTCAACTTCTTCGCTTGGGTATGTCTGTTCTATCATTGCTGCAAATCTATCAAGAAAAGCACCATTCATAATTGAAACACCAATGTATTGACCATCATCAGAACCAAGACCTTTTGTATTATCAGTAGCAAAAATTTGAAATCCTTGAGCCGGTTTAACCCATTCGGCCGTGTCTTTAATAAGAACGCCGTTGCCTTCTAGAATAGACTGCAAACAAAGAATTCTATTTGTGTGGGCCGCGGAGACCTCGTCTAGTAGAACTACAGCGCCTTCACGTAGGGCTCTAACAAGAATGCCCTCTTCATAAAAGGTATCGCCGCCCCTTAAGCCCTTACCGCCAATTAACTGTGTTTCATCGGTTTCAGAAGTAAAGTTAACACGAACAAACTTTCTCTTAAGCTCAGCACAAGCTTGTTCTATCATTGCGGTTTTACCACAACCCTTTTCGCCAACAACCCAAGTTGGATAGAATTTCTCAGATTTGATAATTCTGGAAACTAAATCATAGTTACCCCAGGGATAATACATTTTGTCTTTGATTGGAATAGTAATTACGTTTGTCATTTTATATATCTCACTTAGTTTTGTTTATATGATTATATTATACCACAGTTATGAAACAATGTCAATAAAAACATTAAGAAATTTTAAAGATTTTGTATTAATGTTTTTAATGGCTTGTTCAATTTTCTTATTTTGTAACGCATTCGCTGATGATGGTGTTAGATACTCAGGCGAACTTGGCACGTTGCTTAAGCCTTCTTTAATCTTTGATATTTCATTCATTCGTCTAGGATCCACTATTATATAATCGTCAAAGTGTTTATCCTTACCAATATTAACAGCACCATCATTAAAAAATTCGTGTTTTAGTTTGTTTTCATCATCGTTTAGTTTATTGGTTCTCATATACCGGTTTATATAATCAGCATTAAACGTTCCTGTAATATAAAACCCTATTAAAGAATTTAGATTATACTTTTGTTTAAAGTAACCAAACACGTCTAGGTATTGTGTTCGGTTATTTCCAAATTCAATATTTTTAAGAGTTTCTCTATCTTGTAAAATTATCCGACCACCATTGTTCTTTATGTAGTCAGACGATCCGCCATCTGTAATAACAACCACATTATTCTTTTGTCTTCCGTGCCTCATTATAAAAGATTTGATATGATGTTCAAACGCCAACGACGCTGTTACTAAAGGAGTGCCACCGGGTGTATGAATTTGCTCCATGTCTTTGCTAAGAAGGGCAGATAGTGTTATATTAATTTTATTTCTTGTCATAGTAGAAGATACAATCTCAAATATAACAGCGCTATCACATCCACTAGTAACTAGAGCGTTTTGATGTTTTCTTTCTAAACTGCTTTTACTTGTAAAACCATAAACGCTAAACGGCATGTTTAGTCTATTGCAAAATTCTATTATTATGGTTAGTTGTTTGACTGTCTGTTTAATACAAGAAGTCATTGACCCAGACCAATCAACCAATATCATGAAGCCATGATTTTCAGCATCTGGGAACGTTTCGCTTGATAGGAACAGATCATCTCGTATTTGATATAGAGGAAGTTTTTTAGGGTTTAACTTTCCAGATATTGATGTCTTTTTCTTTTGAAACTCGTCTGCTGATTTTTTTGAATTAAATCTAGACACCATAGAATTTAGAATGTTTTTTGTTTTCTTTCTAAATTCAAAATACTCTTCCTGTCCGAAGAAATTTGAATTAATCTTAACTTTACTAATGACATCAGAAAACGTTGTGTTATCTATTGAGTGCATAGAAGTTTTGGATGCTGATTTTTGATCTTGTTGCATTGTTTCTTTACCAGACTCAAAGCTTTCTTGTGTAACACCAACATCATATTTAGAATCACCATCTTCAGCAGAAGTTTTATCATCGTCACCACAATCATCGCTGTTAGCAACACCATCACCATTTTGTGGTGAATCTTCTTCTCCAGCTTCTCCACTATTACCAGAAATAGAAATACCAACTTGTTTTATTTCTTGAATTTGACCATTCTTTTCCATGTGGTCCCATATTTCCTGTGCGGCGTTTACAGCATCATCAAATGTAATTTCATTCTCTACTAAATTAACAAAGTATTCTTCTTCTTTAGAGAACGGAATATCAACACTGCCACCTATTTTAAATTCTAGATTAATACGATCAATTAATGATAGTTTACTAATATCCAAATTGTCCTTGTGAATACCAAAGAAGTCGTATTCTTTATTGTGTATGGTTGTATAGAACTCTTTGTACTGTCTTGTTAATCCTGGAAATTTCTTCTGGATTAGTTTTTCAATTCTTGCGTCTTCTGTGATATTAACAAATGTAAAGAAATTCTTATCGAACTCTTTACATTCTTCTAGCGGTGTATGAAGAGCATGCGATATTTCATGAGACAAAAACACGTCATACATATAACCAGTCATATCTTTTAAAACTGGAAGAGTGATAACGCGATCTGTTCCAATGTAAGCAGTTTTTGCTGAAGGATCATGAACAATCGTCATGTTTTCTTTTGCGAGTAAATTTGCAAAAACGTGTTTGTTATAAATGTTAACTTTATGTTCTTTGTTAACTTTGTTGGTGTTTATGGAAGTATTTGTATTAAAAAGCATTATATAATCCTCACAACGTATTATTTATTATATAGTAATTGTATATAACATTTAGCGTCATGTAAACAAGTATTTAAACAATTTTTCTGGATTTTTTCTAACGTCGTCTGGTATATCGGTTTTAAATTCTGGTTTTAACATGTTTTCTTTAATGGTCTCCCAAGATGAAACGTTATCTGGGTTACATATAAAATATTTTCCGCGTTTTCCAGTTTTGTGATTATCAGAATTACAAACACCATACCACATAGCATGCGGCATTATTTTGGTTTTTACTAAAAGCCGATCAATATGTTCTTTTAGTTCTTTCCGCGATATAATAATACCGCTTAGTGATTTGTCTTCTTGTTTGTTAAATACGTATCTACAGAAAAACTCATAGTCTTTTCTTATTCTGTCTGTCATTTTTAATTCTGAAATCATAATGTATCTTTCACTTTGTAACGTATATCTATATTATATAACACCATTTTAATGAATGTCAACAACTTTTAATAAATATTGTTAAATAATAATAAAAAAGAGCGGGCTTCATCAATGACAACAGATCATCGCAGCGATCACCACAACAATAACAAAATCACCACCGATGATCTTTTAACATTAATGTTAAAAAATCAACAGAATACAAATCAACTTACCGCAAAAGGTAATGGCTTAGACCCTAAAACGATGATCACCATCGGTATCTTTCTAGTTCAGGTGTTTATTGGTCTCATAACGTGGACAATTCAAGAAAACATGAAACGATACGAAGCATACGAGCCACGTATCAGAACACTAGAATCAAATTACATGGAGTTTAAAGGCGTTAAGGACGAGCTCAATACTCTGGCCAGAGAACTAAGAGAATTCTCATCTCGACCCAGGTTTACACTAGAAGACTTTAATTATAAGTCAAAAATATTAGAGGACTCTCTAGCCGACATTAAAGATTCTATTAAACAAAATAAAGGGCTTTACCAGAAGTCAACCGAAGACTCGCAAGTTTTGGATAGACGCATAGATACAATAGAACGCGAGCTTAAGTATCTGTCTAACAGAATAGAATCCACCAAATAGACACGATAATAAATATCTCTACAATTTGAAATATTAATAATAGAGGTATAGATACATGTCGTCTCTCAACCCAAAAGCGCTATTCAAATACGATTGGCGGCTTGAGAAATTTCTACACAATTATAAAAATTCCAAACCATTTACAACCGTAGACGGTAATATCGCACTGCTAGAATATAGCAATGTTACTTATAATAACCTTAGCAATAGAATACCACAAAAGCTATTAGATGTAAATGGTAATCTTATATCTCTATCATCGCTTCTCAAAACTGAAGAGTTTGGCGGCAGGGGTTCTAATAATGGTTGTTATATTGAAAAGCAAACCATATTATCAATTAAGAAAAAGATAAAAGATAAAAACATCAAACGTATAAAGGTTGGTGATAATTTTTATAATATATCTGATATAGAAAATACCTTTGGAACTCCCAAGTCAGATTTTCATTTTACATGCGCTTCTACAAATAAACCCGTTTGTTTTATATCTCACAAAGCTGGTGATACTGTAAGGCATTTCCAACAATGGTCAGGGATGATAGATTTCCAGGAACACGAAGAGATAAGATCGTTTGTAGAAACTATTAGAGATAATGTTAATATTGTCAGGGATGATAGAATTAGACTATGGCGAAACATAGAGTGTAAAGATCTACAACAATTAGCTGTGTTTGGGAAAGATAGTGTTAAAAGTAATGAGTTTGGTATTAACAATGTAAATTGTGTTGTTCAGGGTTCTATTGATTTTAATAAGCATAAAGACGGATATCATGAGTTGACAGGATCAAATATTTTTTATAATATAGACGATCTACCAGAAGATTATAAACCAAAGCTGTTTGTAAGATATACACGAGACAGATCTTCTTTTGGTATAGACAATGTTAGATTTATGATTCAGGGTGATAACAATGGCAATGCAGAGCAAATATAGTTTTTTAAGTTGGAAAAAACCAGTTCATATATTTTTAGACATGGATGGTGTTGTTACTGATTTTTGTTCTTGTGCTCAAAGGATATACCCAAGATTTAACGAGATTAAAGGTTTATATCAAGATGGGTGTAATACGAAACTTCTAAAAGATTTAAGAAAAGAATTTATTGATACACTAAAAGATGAAGATTTGTTTTGGTATAATTTAAAACCACTTCACAACACAAAGCGACTAATAAGTTTTCTATATGATAATTTTTATGGAAACATTAGTATTATTACTGCTCCAATAGATGAAGACTATGAAAGATGTTATACACAGAAGTTTTCATGGAGTAATAAACACCTTAGTCAATTAAATATAAATTATGATAGGTTTCATGTTGAACACAATAAATATAGATTAATTGACTCCGTCAAAGCTAAAGCTCAAATACTTATTGATGACAGACCTTTAAATGTTGATGAGTGGAACAGATATGGTGGTATTGGTATTCTACATGATGAGAACAATGTACAAAATACTATTGATCAGTTGATTGAATATATTTAACTAGTATAACAATATATAACTAATATGTCATTGTGATACAATGATTATATACAGTTTTACCAGAATGTCAATAGAAAAATGAATAATAATTTAAAATACTCTGCATTTAACCCTGGAACCGTTACATACGTTGACTTTGATCTATCTTTCAGACAAAATCCACTAACTGACGATCTTGCTATAAGGTCAGACGAAGAAGCCATAAAACAAAGTTTAAAGAACATACTGTTAACACAAAGAGGCGAAAAGCCATTCCAGCCAGACTTTGGGGCTGGATTAGATTCTTTATTGTTTGAACAACTTAATAGAATAACAAAGAGTGTTGCTGAAAATAAAATATTAGCTGCGATAGAAAACGAAGAACCTCGTGTAAGAATTACTAATATAAATATAGATAGTAATTATGACAGGGGCGAATTGTCTGTAAAGATATTTTATAATATTTTAAATGTCATTTCTCCGCAAATGTTTGAAGTAATGCTTAAACGAACAAGGTAACACACTACAATGACAGACCTAAAAGTATCAGAAGCAGACTTTTTTAAAGTTAGAGATAATTTTATAACATTTGCTAAAAGCAACCCGGCGTTTACTGACTATGACTTTTCGGGTTCCGCGCTATCTGTATTGAACGATGCTTTAGCATATGTGACACACTATAATGCCGTCCACACAAATTTCGCTTTAGGCGAATCGTTTCTAGATTCTGCTGAAAAACGTTCATCAATAACATCAAGAGCAAAAGAACTTGGTTATACGCCAAGATCAACATCAGCAGCACACGCCAGGATTCAACTTTCGTTTAATGTTTCTGGAAACCCCAGTCAGTATACAGTTCCAAAGGGAACAAGATTTACTAGTAATACAGCCGGAGAAACGTATTATTTTACTACGATAAAAGACACTTTGGTAAACAGACAAACCGGAAACACATATATAATTGACCTTGATGTGTATGAAGGCCAATTTGTTTCGTATAGTTATACTGTTAATCTCAACAACCCCAAAACCAGATATGTTATACCAGCTAAGAACGTTGACACAAGGTTTTTAACCGTCAATATCAAAGATACAGCAGCATCGGAAGTTACCAACGAATATACATATATTAAAGAATTAAACATTGGCAGCCTAACAGGTGACACGCTTGTTTATTTTTTACAAGAATCTTACGATGAATTTTATGAAGTTTATTTTGGTGATGGTGTTGTTGGCAACTCTGTTAAAAACAATAACGTAATAAATTTAAATTATATAATATCTTCTGGCGATAAGGCCAATGGTATTAAGAAATTCAACCTAGTATCAACGTTGATAGACACCTCTAATATTACAATTGCAACCGTCTCTGGCTCGTCTGGTGGAGCTGATAGAGAAACTAAAGAGTCTATTAAATATCTTGCACCATTCTACTACCAATCACAAGATCGGGCTGTAACTTCGGTTGACTATAAAGCTATTATGCTTAATAACTATCCAAATATTGAAGATATACACGTTTGGGGCGGAGAAACAAATGATCCGCCTTATTATGGTAAAGTGTTCGCCGCAATAAAACCAAGGGGGTCAGACGTATTATCAAATACGACAAAAGAGATCATAAAGAACGACTTAACTAATAGATTTTCGGTATTAACAATTCGTCCAGAGATAGTTGATCCTGATTATATAGATGTAACAGTTGATACTGTAGTGACTTATAACGCAAGACTTTTTAACAACACAACGTCGACCGATCTTGGTAATTCTATAAAAGATGCCATCGCTTTGTTTTTCTCAACTAACGCGTTAAAATTTACGAAGTCTGTTTATTACTCAAAATTAGTAAAAACCATTGACAATTCGTCACAACTGGTGTTAAATAGTGTTACTAATCTATCGTTGAAAAAATCACGGACAATATACACGGGCGTATCATCTACATACACGTACGAGTTTAATAATGCTATACACCCTGGCTCTTTGGTGTCTAATGAGTTTATCGTGGATGGTGTTACTTATAAACTCCGTGATATTCCTGGCGGCCCGGGACCACATAACTTAGGAACCGTTGCCATATATAAAAAATCAAATACTGGATCTATAACATATTTAACTAAAAACGCTGGTTCTGTTGATTATAATTCTGGAAAAGTTATTGTTTCTAATACTAAGATTGATTCTATTGTCGGCGATTCTATTAGAAAACTTCTTAAAATTACTATAAGCCCTGGCGCTTTTGCAAACATGGAAAACCCACAATCTGTATACACCGATTATAATGTCTATACAAACGATAGAGACCAATTAATACGTTTAGAAGAATCAAATGTTATATTAATACCAGATGAGAGCGTGTAGAGTAAATTGTTTATAGGATCTAAAACAGAGCAAATAATTAATAGAACAATTCCTTCGTATATCAAAAGGGATCACCCTATATTTGTGGAATTTGTTAGAACGTATTTAAATTGGTTAGAATCTGAAGAAAATACTCTTAATGTTTCAGCTAATTTTTTAAACTATCACGACGTAGACAACACTATAGAGTCTCTTGTTAGATATTTTGAATATGAACTTATTCCAACTCTTCCGGCTGATATGCCTGTTGATAAAGCACTTTTAATAAAAAATATTAAATCATTTTATACTATTAAAGGCACTGAGTCTTCTTACCGATTTTTGTTTAGGTTTCTATTCCAAGAAGACATTGATTTTTATTATCCAAAAGTAGACATTCTTAGGGCGTCTGACGGCAAATGGTTTGAACCAAAATCAATTAAGATATCCAAGACCCAAATAACAGACATATATTCTATTATTAATAAAGAGGTGGTCGGACTAACATCTGGTGCTGTTGCGTTAATAGAAGACGCCATTGAATATTTCGACAGAGACGAAACTATAATAGAACTGACATTATCTAATATTATTTCTTCCTTTCAATATGAAGAAAATGTACAAATAATAATAGACGATACTTTAACTGCTGTAGAAACAATATTGCCAGTAATAGGCGCTGTAACAATTATCAATGGCGGCACTGGATATTCGGTCGGCGATTCGTTTTCTGTTAAAGATGCTACTGGTACAATAATATCATACGGTGAAGTGGCGCTTGCTGGTTCTGGCGGGATTTCAGCTTTAACAATTGACAATGGTGGGTTTCTTTATAATGGAAATCAGACTTCAGTTGAAAATTTTTTATATTTGCCAGTTGATTATACGTGGAATAATATGGATCTTCTAAACACTCAGCTATATCCAGCCGATTCTAATTCATATGATTTTCTAAATCTGCAAATTAACGCGTTGATAGCAGAAGAGTTAATATCTAATACAGGTGACATAATACAAATAAGTCCAACCGGTGGCTCTTCTGGATCTGGGGCAGGCGGCGTGGTGTCCAAAGTTGATCAATACGGGACTATATTAGAAGTTATACTAACATCATTCGGTCAGAATTATCAGTCAGCGTCGGCCGCTGTTATATCTAATACGGGTCATGACGCTGATATATCCATAACAGCAGTTGGCGGGTCGATCATTAAAGCAAAACTGGACTCCTTTCCAATAATAAAATACACTGATTATGATTCTAATAACGATTTAACTATATACCCAGACTTTAATTCGTCTGGCGACGCTAACGCATCAGGTATAATATCAGTCGGCACTCTCATTGAATATAAAGGCCGTTATATTAATGACGATGGACATCTATCATCAACAAAAAAACTTCAAGATAACTTTTTCTATCAAGATTTCTCATACGTAATAAAATCTGGTTTATCAATAAACTCATGGGGCGATATTGTTTCTAGAATAGCGCATCCTGCAGGTCTAAAATTATTCGGTGAAGTTCAGTTTGTATCACTTATAGAAACGCAGACAGAGATATCAGATATAATAGTACAACAAACAGACATAGATTCAAACGGATAAACATAATGACAATTATAACAAGACCACAGTTTAAAACGCAACGTGCTATAGATTTCTGGGATTCGTTGTCTAGAGAAAACAGTCCAGAACACTTATATAGTTTTCTTGGTAAACAAACGGCATGGGACAACGAATCTTCACCACCCCCTAGTTCTATAAACGACGAACAAGAAATTGAGACAAGAACAAACATATTCGCGCTTAAAAGAATCATACCATCTGGTATAACTTTTGTTGTTCCAAGAATAAACTGGACGACTGGTGTAACATATGCTAAGTATTTGGCGACAGACAATGACCTCAACGAAAAAGAATTTTACGTTATAACTTCAAGTTATAGTGTATATAAATGTATTGGAAATAATAACAATTCCCCGTCTACTATACAGCCATCTGGGACTAGCGTAATACCCATCAACACTGCCGATGGATATGTTTGGAAGTTTATGTATAATCTATCTTCTGCTGTAATTTTAAATTTTTTAACAACTTCATGGTTGCCGGTTCCATTTCTTGGTCAGAAAACAGCGTTCCAAAATGCTGTAGAGAACGCTGCAATTTATCAAAATGGTTCCCCTATTCGCGGCCATGGATATTCTGCCATTAATGAATTATTTTGCAATTCTATTATGGTAACGTCCGCGTTCTCTGGCTCTGAGAGTGCTGTGATTCCAACCGATACGTCGTACAGACAGGTTGGTTTGATTAATAATCCAACCTTACAATCATCGGGCTTACAAGCAGAGGGTACTGTTTACTCTGTCGGCGATACAAACTCTGATATAAATATAATGTCAGGTCAATTACTAGGATTTGAAAACAGCCCTCCAGTTTCAAGATCTGTTGGGCAAAACGACACAATAAAAATAGTACTATCTTTTTAGGAAATAAAAATGGTTTTAGATAAAAACACCACCCCATACTTCAACGACTACGATGAAAATAAGAAATTCTATGAAATTCTTTTTAACCCTGGGCGTGCAGTACAGGCTAGAGAGTTATCACAAATCCAATCTATTATTCAAAAACAAGTTGAGCGATTCGGCCTTAATATATTTAAAGAAGGTTCAATGGTTGTGCCAGGAGAAGCGTCCATAAACTTTAACGCCGAATACGTTTTATTGGAACAACAATTTAATTCGCTTGACATTAATACATCAGATTTCAACGATAAACTTATATGTGGAACATCGTCTGGCGCCATCGCTAATGTTATAGAACACATTCCAATTGATGGCGCGGATCCAAATACGTTGTATGTGTCATATCTATCTGGCGATTCTACTAGAACAATAGAGGGTAATATTACATCGTCTTCTAACATCATAACAAATCTATCAATTGCAGCTACACAGTTTATACGTGTTGGAACCAAGATAGAAGCTGCTGGAATTCCAGTTGGCTCGTACGTCTCAGAAATTATAGATAATGATTCTATAAAAATGTCACAAACCGCGACTGCTACAACATCGTCTCTTTCCATTGAGCTTGTCACTTCTAGTAAATTTGACCAGGGTGAGGATATATATGTAGTTGGAACGTCTGTTGGTTCAACTACTATAACCGATTCAAATGGGTGTACTGGTCAGGGAACAAGATTTCAAATTCAGCGAGGCGTTTATTTCGCAAAGGGGTATTTCTTACTAGTTGACCAACAGTCCATGATAGTTAATAAGTATTCGTCATCCCCATCTGCTAAAATTGGCTTATCAATTACAGATAGTTTCGTGAGTGAAGAAGAAGAATTAAGCCTCGTCGATCCTGCACAAGGATCTCCAAACTTCAACGCTCCAGGAGCCCACAGATATAAAATAGATATGGTTGCAACTGCATATTCGTTATTAGCCGAAATACCAGACAACTTTGTTGAACTTATACGGGTGGAAAACGGTAACATACTTAAATTTGTAGTCAACCCAGAATATGCTGAACTTGAAAAAACCTTGGCCCGCCGAACAAAAGATGAGTCTGGGTCGTATACAGTTAACGGGTTGAGCGTTCAAGTACGTGAGCATTTAAACTCTTCTACTAATTTTGGTGTTTATCCTTCGCCTAAAGGCGACCCAACAAAGTTGGTTTTTGCTGTGGACCCCGGCAAGGCGTACGTTGAAGGGTTTGAAATATCTTCGGTTGGCACAAAGTTTTTTGAGACACCAAAAACCAGAACGCTTGGCACAGTAAACAACGCAACGTTTCCGTCACTTATTGGTAATTACATAACAGTGTCTAACATGACTGGTCTATTCAACTTTACTACTTACGAGCAAGTTGACTTAGTTTCGGTTGCTGTTGGTGGTGGTGGTTATCCCGGAGACGTGTTAGGAACTGCTAGAGTTCGTGGTATTGAATTTGTTTCTGGGACACCAGGCGATTCAGGCGCAGTATACAAAATATATTTATTCAATATTAATATGAATTCTGATACTAATGGGGTATTTGCATTTTCAGATATTAAAGGAATTAAAAATTCCGGTGATTCTAAAAACGCCAGTGTTATTTTAAGTTCTGGTTTGGCTATACTAAGCGACGTACAAAATAACAACGCATTATTAGAAATACCACAATACGCAATTAAATCGCTTAAAGATGACGATGACCTATCAGATACTACATATACAATTCGCAGACACGTATCAGGTAGTATGTCTGGAACAACATATACACTAAATGCTGGTACTGGGGAAACATTCGCGCCAAACTCTATAACAAATTATCAGGTTTCTGTTGTTACAGCTTCTGGGACCGCAACAGGGAATGGGTACGCTAACGGTGATATCATTAACATGACAGCCGCAGGTAACACCATTGTCTTAGGAGGGTCTCCAGTAGGAAAACAAGTTGTTATCACCGCCCCTGATATAGAGGGCTCTACAATAACAGTAATGGCCACAATTATAAAAGAAACTTCTGTAGAGAAAACAAAAACATTAACGTCAAGATCACAGACCCTATCACATTCAAGTTTAATACAATTGGACAGGGCTGATATATTTGACATAGTTTCTATAATTGACACAAGTTCTTCAAACGATATTACTGATAGATATATTCTAGACAATGGTCAAAGAGATAACTTTTATGACAGGGGTTCTATATCTCCTAGGCCCGGATATGTGTTACCGGCTACAACAATTCAGATTAATTATAGATATTTTGAACACGGTTCTGGGGATTATTTTTCTGTTGACTCATACGATGCTATTATTGATTATGAAGATATATATACATACGACTCTGTCACAACTGGTAAATCGTATGACATGCGTAATTGTATAGATTTCCGCCCAAGAATTTCTAATACAGGAAGCACCTTTTCTGTTCTATCTGAAATTCTGGCGCCTGGGAATACATTTCGGTGTGACTATTCATTTTACTTAGGAAGGGTTGATAAATTAGTATTAGACTCCACGGGGGAATTTTCTATCATAAAAGGAACACCTGCATTAAATCCTAAAACGCCAACATCCCCTTCTGGTACTATAACGTTGTACGAATTTAATATTCCACCTTATACTTTTAGTGTATCTGATATATATGTTAATAAAGTAGACAACAAAAGATATACTATGAGGGATATTGGTTCTTTAGAAAAAAGAATTGAATCGCTGGAATATTATTCGAGTTTGTCCTTACTTGAGAAATCAACAGAATCTCTGTTTATTGATGATGGAACTGGTTTAAATCGGTTTAAATCTGGTTTTCTTGTAGACAACTTCACATCACACTTTGTTGGAAATTCAAGTTTGTCTGAATACCGTTGTTCTATTGATAACTCTTTAGGTATTCTTAGACCATCTTTTTATTCAGATTCTGTTAAAATGTTAATAGACGAAGGTGGTTCTAGTAATTTTCAAAAAACTGGTGATCTAATAACACTACCATATACTGTCACGCCGTTTATTACTCAACCAGTAGCGTCTGAAAAGATAAACGTTAATCCATATGATGTGTTCAATTGGGAAGGGACTACTAAATTAATACCTTCATCGGACGAATGGTATGAAACTCAACGCGTTGCTGATTACATTATATATGAAGACGATGGGCTTGCTGATCAACTGGCCGCATATAATGGAAAAACTATTTGGAACGATTGGCAAACAACATGGACCGGGTCTACAAGAACATTGGTAGATCGCCAACAGTTATTCTCTGACTTAGATGGTACTAACATATCTCAGCGGGGTAAAACAGCTGGTCGTATTAAAACCGGTACAATAGAAGAAATATATTCTAATACAACTACTTCTGGGCAAACAAAATCTGGTGTGTCATATTCGGTCGTAGAGTCTAGATATACTGAATCGCAGGGTGATAAAGTTATTACTACAACTGTAATTCCGTTTATGCGTGAAAACGATGTTAATTTTGAAGTTAAAAATCTAAAACCATTTACACGTGTATATCCATTTTTTGATAATATACCAGTTACTGATTATTGTAAACCGTCTTCTGGCGCCTTAGGAGATCCTCTAATAACAGACGTTCACGGATATATAGATGGGACATTTTCAATTAAAAACAATGATGAAATACGTTTCAGAACTGGCGAAAAAACATTTACGTTAACCGATAATGTTAATAATGATTTTGAATTGCAAAGAACTAATTCAGATGGGACATATATAGCAAAAGGGCTTTTGGAGACAGTACAAGACACGATCATATCAACTAGAACAGCCACACTTGTTACTCAAAACGTAACAGATTCCCGTAGTATTGTTATAGGAAGTTCCAAAGAGTCGGTTATTATTAAGTACTCTGATCCTGTTGCTCAGTCGTTCTTGGTTGATAAAACTGGTGGCGTATTTCTATCAAAAGTGGACATATTCTTTGCGACTAAAGATAGAACTGGAGTTCCAATAACGCTTCAAATTAGAAATATGGTTAACGGGTATCCAGGGCAAGTAATAGCACCGTTTTCAGAGGTTACTATAAACCCAGAAGATATTACTATATCTGGCGATGCTACTATTGCAACGGAGTTTGTGTTTGAAAGTCCCGTGTTTTTACAAGAAGGCCAGGAGTATTGTTTTATGCTTAGGGCCAATTCGTCAGAGTATGAAATATGGGTTTCACGCATTGGATCCTTTGACGTTATATCAGGAGAGAGAATATCACAACAGCCATACGCTGGCTCGTTATTTAAATCTCAAAATACTAGCACCTGGACCCCCGACCAAGAGCTTGACGCTAAATTTACGCTTCATAGATGCGATTTTGACACTGCAGTGTCTAGCAACATTATATTTAAAAACGGCGAAGTGTCAACTAGATTGATGCTAGAAGACACATTTACAACGTCAGTTAGTTCAGCTGTTATCAACGTATATTTTCCAGATCATGGAATGTTAGACACGAATGAAATTACACTATCTGGATTCTCTGAGGATTTAAATGGCATACCATTTTCTGAATTGAACGCCACACACGCTATAACATATATCGACATGGATAATTTCACAATAGCAGTAACTTCTACAGCCACGTTATCTGGCCGAGGTGGTGGTACTGCTATTTACGGAACGCCAAATCTTAGAGCCGATGTTATTTGTCCTTTGTTTGAAACAATTCTACTACCCAATACGGAAATGTCGTGGGGCTTACGTTTAAGAGATGAATCGAACGTTCTTGATGGAGATTATATTCCGTTTAATCTTAAAGAGAACCTAGAATTACCAGATGAACGGTTTGTTTATTCTGTAGATAATGAAAATGCTGCGAAATCTGTGCATATAAGATCTATCTTGTCCACTGATAATTCTAATGTATCACCCGTTATTGATCTAGAACGGGCGTCTCTGATTGTTGTGTCAAACAGAATAAACAATCTAACAACAGGCGAAGATGAACCAAACTCTGGAAACGCTATTGCTAGATATATTACAAAGAAAATTGCATTAGAAATACCCGCAAAAGCAGCCAGAGTATATCTTGCTTGTAGAAGATTGTTTGGATCTGAAATCAGCGTTTACATTAAACATATGCCAGATGCTTCATCTGATGTTAGTTTTAAAGATTTACCATACGTTGAATTGACAAAAATCAACTATCCAGATTTTTCTAAACAGCTTAAGGATTATGTCTTTGAAATAGATGGCCTAGACGCGTTTTCGAATTATTCAATAAAAATTGTCATGACGTCTAATAAAACATCTGCTGTTCCGTTAATAGTCGATTTTAGAACAATAGCGCTTGGCACATAATATGAAAGAACAAATAAAAGATAGAGAACACCTATTAAGAGATTCGTCTTCAAGAGCCATTATAAATACTAATACATCTGCTCTTATAGATGCAAAGTTGGCCAAAGAAAGACGCGTTTCTCAAATAGATAGACTTGATAGACTTGAAGAAAAAATGGACACACTATTAGAGATGTTGTCTAACAAATAAACGGAAGAATATAGATTAGATGGCAATTATACAAATAGATAAAAACACTGCAATTTTTGATGATGTTATAAACACCATTAACGACTTGGTTACTGGTATTAATGATCTTACTAGTTTTGATTCTATAACTATAACCAACTCATCAATATCAACAACATCAATTGAGAATTCAATAATAGGTGCAGTTACGCCAGCAGCTGCCACGTTTAGTAATACAACGGTAAATTCTACTTTAACGACAGACACCCTCGTATTCACGAACGTTGTTGCTAATGACGTACCAGGCGCACAGGCGGCCTTTGGCCTAACTATTGGATCTGATGTTCAGGCGTATTCTACTAAATTGTCTAATTTATCAACACTATCTGATTCTTCTGGCACTATAGAAAAAACCGGTGCAAGCACCTATGACGTTTACACAGTTACAACTTTTGCAAAAAGTATGCTAGACGATACTACAGCCGTTGCCACAAGAGCAACGCTTGGTCTTGGGTCTATATCAACGCTATCTACTATTGCAGCAACAAACATATCATCAAACGCTGTAACCGAAGCAAAGATTGCTGATGGCGCTGTTACAGAGTCTAAACTTGCATCAAACGCTGTAACTGAAGGAAAAATAGCATCGGGCGCAGTTACTGTTACTAAAATTCCAGATAACACTATAACACCTGTAAAGATAACAATAGATGGCGTTCAAGAAATAAGAGCAGTGCCCCAATTATCAAAAAGTTCTGCATATACTACAGTGGCAAGCGATGCTGGTAAACATATTCTTCATCCGTCGGGCGACACCACAGCTAGAACATGGACCATTCCATCTAATGCATCTGTTGCGTATCCAATCGGCACTGCTATTACTTTTATTAATCAAAATGCCGCCGGCGTCATAACAATTTCTATAACGTCTGACACTATGCGCTTGGCCGATAAAGGCACAACAGGAAACAGATCGCTAAAAGCCAATGGTATTGCCACAGCCATTAAGATTGCTTCAACTGAGTGGATTATATCAGGGGCCGGGCTTTCGTAATATGAGCATTCAACAACTTTTATTAGCTGGAGCCACCCCGTTTGAAGCGACAGGTGGTTCAATATCAACTATAACAGACGGTGGCTTTACATATAAAGTTCATACTTTTACGTCTAGTGGAACTTTAAATGTTATATCCGGCACAACAGATGTCGAATACCTCGTGTGTGCCGGGGGCGGCGGCGGCGGGTCTAAGAATGGCGGCGGAGGTGGTGGCGGCCGTGTTAAAGTTGGTAATGTAGAATTAAGTGCGAGTTCGTATAGTATTTCTGTTGGGGCAGGTGGAGCAGGTGGTGTTGTTACGCGCGGGTCTAACGGTGGGGCTTCCAGTGCTTTAGGTATAACGGCTCAAGGTGGTGGTGGTGGTGGTAACGAGTATGGAGCAGACGCGTCTGCTGGCGGTAACGGCGGTGGTGGTGGTAGATTTACAGCAGCGGCTGGATCAAATGACGGTGGTACGTCGGGGGGCGCTGGAAAGGGATCGAACCCTAAAGCCGGTGGCGGCGGGGGTGGTGGTAACAGTAGTTCAGGGAACGCATCTGCCAGTGGCGGTAACGGCGGCGCCGGGTTGTACAGTACAATAACAGGATCAAATTTAGATTATGGCTCTGGTGGTGGTGGTGCTCAATATGAAGCGGGTGGAGCACAAAAAGGCGGCCCTGGCGCTGGTAACGGTGGTTATTTAAATGTCGGACAGGCCGCAAATGCGCGTGGCGGAGGCGGCGGAGGTAACAAAGAGGGGTACGGAAGTTTTAACGGGCACGCTGGGGCGTCTGGACAAGTGATAATAAGATATAAAATTTAAAGGAAATTAGAAACATGATATACACAATATTAATACCACTTATGATGGGAATACTAGCTGGATATGCTGGTGGTTCTTTACCGTTTTCAAGCATGTTAGATAAGAAGGGCGATTTAGATAAAAATGGCCGAGATATAGGCGGGGTCATGCCTATTAATTTGTCAAACTTGCCTGAGTTGCTAATGGGCCTTATTGTTATTTTAGCACTTGTTCCAGTATTTGGTTGGTATTCTATTCTCGCCGGCTGTTGGTTCTATGCGTGGTTTCAGTCTGGGACATGGCTTATGCTTCCGTGGTGGAAGGAGGGCGTACGCGATCCAGAAAGAGGTGGTAAGATTAGACCAGTGTCTGAATGGGTTGCAAAGAAATTTGGTTACGAATTCGACTCTGAAGGGCATGCTTGGATATTCGCTGCTATCAGAGGTTTCTTGATTACTATGCCGTTTGGTTGTCTTGGTCTAATCACTTCCCCACTATCAAGAGAAGTTGGATCTCATTTTCAGAACCATGCAATAGCAGAATGTCTAGAGGGTTTTACTTTTGGATTGTGTCTAGTATTGTTTCTTATTCTTATCTGATATACCAGCAAACACGTGTTCTAATAATCGCAAGGCTTGCAACGTTTCAATCTCACGCGGCGTTGCGGGCCTAATTTCACGTTCTTCAATATTGTTTATTGTAAACTCTACACACCACACACCAGATTTGTTAATATAATAATCAGAAGAAAATCCAAGAGATAATTTAAACTCGTTCTTTAGATTTCTAATTATATCTTTTGGTTTTACATTAACACTGATTGTTCTTGATTCTGTTACGTTTATTTTCATTTTTGTTTTTTACCCCATCTTCTGTTTTCCAACAATTCTATCAATGACAATTCAACGGCCAATGAAGGTGTGTCTATATCGTATTGTTCTCTAACACCACACCAGTCTATTTGCGTATCGTTAACAAGAGAACAAACATTAAAATTGTCTATCTTGACCACTTTATAACACAAACGCCAAGAGTCTTCAGCAAACAAAACGATGTGCTTATCTGTATCATCTCTTGGCCACAATACCGTTATTATTTTTATTGCCATTTGTTTGTATCCTTTTTTAAAATGGGTAAAGTCCTTTAGTTTTGTTATCTTCTTGTTTTGATCTGTTGATAGCTTCTAGAAAAGCTTCGTCAACTCCAGATGTGTCAAAATCTGAATGTTCTTGTATTAGGGGGTCTTTAACATATATACCAATTGCAGACAGGGCGCTAGATAAAGATGGAAAGAATCTGTCAAGTGCTTCAAGTTTACTTGTTTTACCGTCTCTAAACGAAAAACTTGTTATATATTCATCAACGTCGTCTACTATTACACGTTGAGTGAATATAGAATTAATTATCAACCGCTCTATTGTAATTTTAGTTGGGTCATATGATGGAGATGTTACACTATATAAAGGAGTTAAGCAAATCAGTTCCAATATATCTTCGTTGGTCATACCAGAGGCTAAACGCTTCTTAATATAAACACCTGCAGAGGTGTTCATTGATTTTATAAAATTATTAAATTTCTCTGCTTCTTTATAATTATTACTCATATGAGATTGTTCCCTAATATTTAATTCAATAAATACTATTATAACACAACACTATCGGGATGTAAACACAAATAATGGCTGTTAATGATTTTTTTAATAATGGGCAAGGTCCTGGCGCTGGTGTTGAACAAGACTTGCTAGAATCTTTAATAGTAGAGCTAATTCAATTATCTGGCAACGACGTTATGTATATTAAGAGAAATATGTTTAACCCAGACTATTTCTTCTCAGAGTCTAATCAAGATAAATTTGATAATGCCACAGAAATAGAAGTGTATGTTGAATCTGTTTTAGACTTCTCTGGGCAGGGTTCTATATTCTCAAAATTTGGTTTAGAGCTAAACGATAATATAGACTTCGTTGTATCGAGAACTAGATTTATGGAAGAACTTCAGATGTCTCGTCCAAAAGCAGGTGATCTGATATATTTTCCACTAACAAAACATTTACTTGAGATTGAAATAGTAGAAGACGAACCAGGTGCTATTGGTAACTTCTATCCTTTGGCCAAATTATATACTTACATGATGAAGTGTAAAACTTATACGTATTCACACGAAGATTTCTCTACTGGAATATCAGACATAGACGATCAGATGATTACAGATTCAAACGGTGAAAGATACGATACTGGCGATAAGTATTCTGACAACACACAAATAAACGATGAAGCTGATGAATCTCTTGATTGGTCTGAGACTTCGCCGTTCGGCCCAACAACTACAAGCGATTAATTATATATGGCAATTCCATCACAACCTTTTTACTTTGAGACTTTACGTAAAACTACTATTGCATTTGGTTCTCTATTCAATAATGTTTATATTAGGCGGTTTGATTCTAATAAGAACGTTGTAAACACTGTTAAAGTTCCATTGTCATATTCGTCTGGTCAAAAATGGTTTGTGTTTGAAAAAGAAAACATACCAGCGCAAACTGCTGTAAAGACAAGAATGTCGTTCCCAAGGCTTGCGTTTAAATTGGAAGGAATATCATACGATCCTTCTAGAAAACTTCCAACAACGTCCGGGTTTCTTTCAACCCACGACACAACAGACCCAGGTAAGTTTTTGCAAACGCTTTCACCAGTTCCATACAACCTGTCGTTTTCTTTGTTTGTAGGCGCCAAGAACATTGATGATGCACTTCAGATAGTAGAACAAATTATACCACTATTTCAACCATCGTTTAATTTACCTATTAAAGATATTCCAGAACTAAACCTTATAAGAGACGTTCCAGTTATTTTAGAAAACGTTGATTTTACTGATGATTATCTAGGTTCGTTTGAAGAGGAAAAGATAACAGAGTTTACACTTAGATTTTCTGTTAAGGGATATCTATACCCACCAATTTACGATCAGGCTATTATTAAGAAAATATTCTTAAACTTCTACAAAGACGCTGAAATGGCAGAGAAGCAATCTAAGATGTTAATAAAAGTCGAGCCAATATTAGCGGCATTTGATTCCAACTGGGACACAATAACAGAACATGTAGAATTAGACTCCAATGGAGAGTAAATATATAATATGAACAATAACGATGAAGACGATAACAACACACCACAGATTAGTTTGTTTAGCCACGATAGCACAGATTTAACGGTACAACAACAGCAATCGACTGACGTTCTTTCGGTTGAAGATATAGAAGTAGCCGATTCAGACTTTAAATACGCCCGCGACAAATTAATACAACTGTTGGAAGATTCTGCTGATGTTCTAGAACATGCTAGGTCTATTGCCGACGAAACAGGAGAACCAAAAGCTGTTGATACGTACGCTGGGATGTTAAGAAGCGTTGCGAAAATAACAAAAGATTTGGTCGAACTTTCACGAACACGTAAAGCAATCAAAACATCACCAAACAGTTCTTCTTCTGGTAATAGACAAGAACCACACGCTTTAAATCAAATAAATAACAGTATATACTTAGGATCAACATCAGAGCTTTCAAAATTCCTTGAAGAAATACAATCTGGTTCTGACGTTATAGAAGTTAAAAATGATAAAGACGCCGAATAATCCCCACGGACTAGAATACTTCTCAAGAAATCCAAAGCTTAAAGCTCCAGGCGTTGACTATCCATGGACAAAAGAAGAAGTTGAAGAATTCATTAAATGTAAAAAAGATCCAATTTATTTCATTGAAAATTATGTTAAGATTATAGACGTAACCGGTAAAGTAATAATACCAGAGCTATACGAATATCAAAAAAAGATTATAAAAAGTTATCTAAACAACAAATTGTCTATCACAAAGCAACCACGCCAATCTGGTAAAACTTTAACAGTTGTGATGTTATTCAATTGGTTCTTGATATTTGAACCAAACCGTGTTTCTTATATTCTAGCAAACAAGGCCGATGTCGCTAAAAAGATTCTTGCGCAGGTTAAATTCTCATACGAACAATTACCATTCTTTTTACAGCAAGGCGTTGTTTCGTGGAATAAAACATTCATCGAATTTGAAAACAATTCCAAACTGTTTACGGCTGCAACCGCTGCTTCTGGTATTCGTGGCGAAACTGTTACAGGAATATTGTTGTGGGATGAAGCGGCCCACGTTGCAGATACAATTGCACCAGAATTCTTTACATCAGTATACCCAACAGTTTCCCAGCCAGGATCCAAAGCCAAGTTTATTATTACATCAACCCCTAAAGGGTTTAATTTCTTTTATAAAATATGGAACGATTCTGAACAGGGTAAGATGAACTTTAAAACGTTTACTATACACTGGGCTGAGGTTCCTGGTCGCGATCAGGCATGGGCTGACAACGAACTGAAGATCCTTGGAGATCAACTGTTTGCGCAAGAGGTTTTGGTGGATTTTTTAGGCTCAAGCAATGCCTTAATATCTGCAGATTCTATACGAAGATTGTCCGCATCGCAACCAGTTAAGTTCAACGATTCACTTTCAGTTTACGAAACCCCAGTAAAAGACAATAAGTATATGATTGTTTGTGATCCTTCAAGGGGAACTGGCAACGACGATTCTGCCTTTGTTGTGTTTAACATTACAAATTATCCAATAACAATTGCTGCCAGATTTAAAGATAATAAAATATCACCAACTGCGCTACCAATGGTTTTATATAATGTAGCAACGTCTTATAACATGGCAGACGTTCTAATAGAAATAAACGATAACGGTGAACAAGTTTCTACAATTCTTTGGCAAGATCTAGAATATGAAAACATAATACTGTTTGACATGTTTAGTAAACAGCCAAAATCTGGTATTAGAACAACTAAATCTGTTAAAGCCAAAGGCTGTGCCACGCTGAAAGAACTCGTTGAAAACCAGAAATTATTAATTAACGACGTTGATATTATTTTACAGATAACTAACTTCGTCCAGAAGAAATCTAGTTTTGAGGCAGATAAAGGGTATCATGACGACTTGGTTATGTGTCTTGTTCTGTTTGCTTGGTATTCAACAACGCTAGACTTTAAGAATTTGTTTGACGTTGACTTACGATCTCAGCTAATGAAAGCAAAAGAACAATGGGTTGAGGATTATATGACGCCGGTTGGCTTCTATGTTGACGGTGCAAGAGACGAAGAGATTGATCATAGTGAATTAATAGTACAAGGCAACCCAGATGAAGTACATCTTTTGTAATTTTAATAAATATTAAATAGAATTATTCATATACATTTAAGGAGCATATAATGACATTCAGCCTTTCACCTGCGGTAATTGTGCAGGAAATTGATTTAACAAATGTTATTCCTGCCGTATCTACATCAACTGCCTCTACTGTCGGTCAGTTCAAATGGGGTCCAGTTGAGGAAATTACTATTGTTAGTAACGAAGAAATATTGGTAGAACTATTCGGTAGACCATCTAGAACAGTCTATAAAGACTTTCTAACAGCATCGTCTTTCCTATCATACGCAAGAGATTTAAGACTTATTAGAGTTGTAGACGACGCAACCGCTTTAAACGCGGCATACCCGTCAGACTCAAACAATACGTCCGAACTGATTAAAAATCTACAAGAATATTCAGCAATGTCTTTCGGGTCTGATATTAATTTGTTTTATGCTAAATACCCTGGTGTGCTTGGTAACTCTATTGGTGTTGCGTGGGTAAACGCGACTGGTTGGGCAGACGTTGATTCAAACGGTGTACAAAACTGGCCATGGAGTGACTTGTTTGAATCTGCTCCACTTACAGACGAAATGCACATTGTAGTTTATGATGCTGATGGTGTTATAACTGGTAATGCTGGTACTGTTCTAGAAAGATGGGCATTTGTTTCAACTGTTGCTGGTACAAAATCGTTTGATGGTACTACAGCTTACTTTAAAGATAAGATTTCAAATGGTTCAAAATATCTGTATGTTGCAAACGAAACGCTGATGTCTGGTTCAAACGATGGCGTTGCTCTAATTGCTGGTAATGATGGTAGCGTTATATCTGAAGGTGATAGAACAAGAGGTTTTGCTCTTTTACAAAATTCCGAAGTAACTGACGTTTCTCTTGTGTTTGCGTCTGGTGCTGGTGTTATTGCTTCAAAATGGATCATTGATAACGTTGCAGAATATCGTAAAGACTGTGTTGCTCTTGTTTCGCCACTTCAAAGCGATTGTGTTGGTATATACTCAGACCAAACGATTCTGAACAACATTAAAGTTACTAGAGATACATACGGATCATCTTCATATGCTGTTATGGATTCTGCGTACAAATATACATACGACAGATATAACGACGCATACAGATGGATTCCTCTAAACGGTGATATTGCTGGTGTTATTGCTAGAACTGACGCAAACTATGCTTCTTGGTATTCACCAGCTGGTTATGAAAAGGGTAGAATTAAAAACTCTATCAAATTGTCAATGGATCAAAACAAACAGGTTCGTGATGATTTGTATAAAGCTGGTATTAACCCTTGTACGGCTTTCCCAGTAGAAGGTGCTTTGTTGTTTGGCGATAAAACGTTGCTGTCAAGACCAAGCGCATTCGCTCATATCAACGTTAGACGATTGTTCATTACACTTGAGAAAGCTATAGCAACCGCTTCCAAATATTACTTGTTTGACCAGAATAACACACAAACACGTACACGTTTTGTTAACATGGTTGAACCTTTCCTTAGAGAAGTACAAGGACGTGAAGGTATTACAGACTTCAGAGTAGTTTGTGACGAATCAAACAATCCTGGTGATGTTATTGACCGCGGTGAGTTTGTTGCTGCAATCTACATCAAACCAACCAGATCTATTCAGACAATCAGACTATCGTTTGTTGCTGTTAGAACCGGCGTTGATTTTGACGAAGTGATTATTAACTCTTCACAAGCATAATAATCTATAAATGCTAACTAGGGACATTAAAATTCTCTAGTTAGCATTATAATGAGCAACAGCTTCTTCAGTTGTATCTGAACGTAGAATGCCTGTTAGAGTGGGTTACTCTCTAAGTACAATTTCACTTTAATACTTTTTTGGTTCTTAGAATCTAGTGCTAACATACACACGTTGTGATCAAAAAATTCTAGAATTTCTTTTGCTGATGTTTGATGTTTCATAATATAATCCTCATTAGTTTGTTTTATTATATTAATTATATAAAGAATGCTAACTAGTGTCAACAACTTTTTTGATAAATATAAATATAATATAATTCTACATGTACAAGGAAGATCGAGAGCAATATGGCTAATATTACAAAATTTATGGGACAGTTTAGAGGTGGTACTAGACCTAACCGCTTCCGTGTTATTCTAACATACCCTGGTCTAGTGGGTTCACCAAACGTCCAAGACGAGATAGTTGTTACAGCAGCATCTATTCCAGAATCTACAATTGGAAGAATTGATGTGCCTTATATGGGTAGAACAATTCCCCTTCCTGGGACAAGACAGTTTCCAGACTGGACAATTTCTGTTACTAACGATACTACATTTTCTCACCGTAACGCATTTGAAAAATGGTTAAACGCTTTGAATGCGCATGAAGGCAATACACAAGCAACACTTGATACACGTGCTCTTATGGCCACGCTTGATGTTGCACAACTTGACTTGAACTCTGACAACGTTCTTAAGAATTACAAGTTCTACAACGCGTTCCCAACAAACCTTTCACCAATTGATCTTAGTTATTCCAACAATGATCAACTTTCTAGTTTCTCTGTTACGTTTGCATATTCTCATTGGGGCGCAAACACTACCACATAAAACAATATAATAAAAATGAGAACCAACCTATAAAACTCTGCTTCATATTGTGTTGCAGAGTTTTTTCTTATTATAAATATATTATACAAAACTCAAGAAAGCTATAGATAATGTCAAGCACTTTTAACGAAATTTTTGGATGGTCGTTTACACGAAAGGGGCAAGATGAAGATACCCCTGGTATACAAGTTACCAAAATAGACTCGCCATACGTTAAACAAGAAAACGATGACGCTGCGTTTGTGATTGGTTCCAACAGTTATGGGCATTTCTCTGGCCAAATGTCTTTTGATCAAGAGTTCAAAAACGAAGCAGACATGATACAAGCATATCGCGATGTTGCTTTGTTCCCAGAAGTAGATGCAGCAGTTACAGAAATATGCAATGAAGCGGTTTCGGTTGAAGATGGTTCTAAGCCGGTTGAAATCATAATGGACGATCTTAAAGTATCAGATAAGATAAAAGATTCTATTAGAAACGAGTTTGATCATATTTTAAACTTACTTAAATTTAATACAGAATCGTACGAGATTTTTAGAAAATGGTATGTAGACGGTAGAATCAACTATCATATTATTATCGATCAAGAGTTTAAAAAATCTGGTATTAAAGAACTACGATATATTCCTCCTTTCAATATAAAGAAAGTTAAAGAAGAGAAAACGTCAATCATCAAAGGTATTACGATGGTTGATTCTGTTGAAGAATATTTCGTATACACACCGGCACAAATTGGTAAAAACAGCATTCAAGCAAACACTGGAGTAATCCTTGCAAAAGATTCTGTTTGTTTTGTACACTCTGGGTTGGTAGACGATTCTGCTGGAAGAATCTACTCATATTTACACAAAACAATTAAACCGGCCAACCAATTAAAAATGATGGAAGACGCGTTGGTTATCTATCGTGTTTCAAGAGCACCAGAGCGTAGAGTGTTTTATGTTGGTGTTGGTGGTATGACTAGTAAGAAATCTGAAGAGTACTTGAGTAACGTTGCAAACAAACTCCAGAACAAGATCAAATATGATGCCCAAACTGGTGAAGTAAAAGATCAGAAAAACGTCATGACAATGATGGAAGATTTGTTCTTACCAAGACATGGCGGCGATGGTAGAAACACCGAAGTGTCTACTCTTCCCGGTGCTCAAAATCTTGGGACCATTGATGACGTTGAATATTTCAGAAAGAAATTGTACGGGTCGCTTGATGTCCCAGCTTCGAGAATCCTTTCAGATGGCGGCGGTTCTGCATTTACAATTGGTCGCGCGTCAGAAATTTCGCGCGAAGAAGTTAAACTAACAAAATTCATTGCAAGACTCCGTAAGCGCTTTGCTAAACTATTCTTTGAACTACTTCGTAAACAGTTGATTCTAAAGAACATCATTACACCAAGTGAGTGGAAACAAATTGCAAAAGACATTTCGTTTGATTTCAATTCAGACAACTTTTTCTCAGAATTAAAGAAGTTTGAAGTTTTACGTGAACGTCTTGGAATGGTTGACCAAGCTAAAGAGTATATCGGCACAATCTATTCAATGGAATATATACGTAAGGATATACTTAAATTGACAGATGAAGAAATATCAACGATGAAGAAACAAATTGAACAAGAACGCGCCGAAGACCCAATGATGATGATGAAGTTTAGAGAGATGATGCTAACGGGAGATGCTAACGACGATAGTAATGCTGGTGCCACTGAGAAGGAGCCCAGCGAAGAAATTGTTCAACAACAAGAAAACAATAAATAATAAATACAATAAGAACAAGGCTATTCATTCTCATGGTTGATATTAATATGAGCAATTCTATTAAAGCTGTTTCAGCGTCTAAGACCAGAAACAAAGAGGATAGACTATCTGCCATCGACAAAACATCTGAGAGAAATGGTGTTTCTGTTAGACAAATTTATAAAGCAATTCGAGACAAGAAAGAAAGAAAACAAAAAATGAGCGACGAAGACAATCAAAACCAACTTGACGAATTGTCAAAAGATACATTGAAAAGCTATGTAAACAAAGCAACCATCGACGTTGCTGATAAATCCTTTATGTCCGGAAACAAGTTAGCTAAAAAGGACGAACCGACTAGACGTAGCGGGAGCGACGATTTAACAAAGGCGCGCAAAAGACAAAGACACATCAACAAAGCTGTTGATAAACTCGCAGAATCTAAAGATCTTGTTATTAACATTATGAACGGCAATCTTGTTGAATCAAAAGGCGATGTTCTTGATATCATAATGGAAAAGATTCAAGATAGAATTGAAGACATTAGAGAGTCTATTCAAGAAGGAACCGATTATGTTGATCATAAAGGCAATAAAGCGTTTACACGATATGCTGGTGGTATACAAACAAACAACACAAAAAAGACACACAACAAAAAACTAAATACCAAGGTCTGGGAAGCTGGTGTTGATAGAAAAAGTACCAAACCAGAAACCGCCCGTGATGTTATTGGTGATCATACTTCTTCTCCACGTAATAATAAAATTGTATATTCTGACCAACTCTCAAAACAACATTCTAAAGAAGGTAATATTCTTGGTAAGATCTTCGCCCCTGATAGGCAATCTAAAAAAATTGCGAAAAAGACGTTTTCGGAATCGGAACAGCTCGATGAACTTTCAACGAAAACGTTAGATTCATATCAAAGAAAAGCTCACGATTCTAAGGATCGTGCTGGTGCTGAAAGCGCTCGGAAAAGAAGAGCTTTAGACGATATTAAAAATGTAGCAAAAGCTTCTGTTTCTCCTGATTATAAAGGCTCTTCTTTGCATAACGCAAAAGCTTCTAAAGGGTATATCCAGAAAAGAGATTTTGAAAACGAATTGGACAAAGGTGCCGATAAACTAAAGGACCTTGCAACAAAGCCAGAACAAGATACTATTAGAAAGCGTGGCGCTGGGGCATCTCTTTCATATAAAGCTCTTGCGCGTGGGCGTGCGGCACACAATAAAAAGGACTAATACAAAAACAAATGTTATCATTCTTGGAATTCGTATCAGAAGTTATCAATGAGGAAGATGTTAAACCTTCTCTTCATAATAAGCAACTGTTACTTGATGCTTCTATCAAAAATTCCAAGAATGGACCAGTTGTACTTAAGTATACTATAAACACAGATTCTTCATACCCAAAAACATTAACCAAAAAGTTTAAGTCTGAAGAAGATAAAAACAAATTCATCAAAACTCTTTCTGGCGATGATTATGCTATACACGAAGAGCTAGACCTATTCATAGATGAAGACACAAACGAACATTATTACATTGAACTTTGTGAAGACACGTTGTTAGAAAAGAAGATTATAGTTCGCATCAACTCCAAAGGTCAACGATATTTTAAAATCATATGTCCACCGGGCCGCGTTGCAAAAACTGTTAATGGCCGTAAAATCTGTTTGGTTCCATCTGGTATTGAACGCATGACAAAACGTCTTGCTATACGTAAAGCTGTTAGAACTAAAAAGGGTAAAGGCGCTGGTTATGCCAGACGAACAAACTTTAAACGCCAAAAAGCTGGTAGACAGCGTAAAAAATTTGGGATCACTGGTCAAATACAAGTAGGATAAAAATGTTAACGTTTCTAGAATTTATTATTGAACAAGAACAGCTGGATGAGTTATCTAAAGACACTCTAAAGTCTTATATATCAAAATCTGTTAATGATAAAGAAGCTTCAGATAGAATATCAGCAAAATCTGATTCTATGGGAATGGATAAACTAGCAAAGACTTACGATGATAAATCTAAGAAACGTAAAGCTGGTATTAATAAAGCTATTGATAAACTATCAGAAGACTATAAACACATTGATAATAATGGTCTTAAAAACATATTATTGAAAAATATTAGCGACGCTAAAGCTGGTAAGATTGACACCAAATCAGCAAATAAAGTTGCAAAAGACATAGGTAGCGAAATTACTTCTAGAGTGCAAAGCAAAATGAAGTCTATGAATTTAAATAAAGATGATGTTAGAAAACATATATCTAATTCTAGTAAAGATAATAAAACAAAAGTTGGCATGAATAAAGCTATTGATAAACTATCAGAACAAGAACAACTAGACGAACTTTCAAAAGATACTTTAGATAGATATGATAGAAAAGCGCTGGGTTCATATTCGCAATCAAACAAAATACTTTATAACCAGACAACAGGTAAACCAAATAACA